TGATATTTCCCTGTTCTGTCTCTCGCTTGACCGCGCGGGTTCGGGCGTAGTCAGTGGCGATCCTCTGCGCGGCGAAGTCAGGCATCAGCAGATCGCCAGGGGCAAGCTTCTCAGCCGCTTTCTTCCCTTCGGTGATAAGCTGCTCCAGGCTTTTGCCGGAGTCCGGGTCCCCAGCACCAAGCTGAGCGGAGATATTCCTCGCGCCGGTGGTCCGAGTCTGTGACTGAACAACCTTCTCTACACGATCGGCGTCCCTAGCGTCAAGCTGTGGACGGAACTTCTCCAACAGTGCCTGGGCTTGGAAGGGATCGGTGCGGGATAATCCTATGATCTGTTGCGCCCTAGCGGTGGAAACATTCGCCGTTACATTCCGCTTGATCGTCTCATCATCCTGCCCATGCATAGCACCCTGCTGCATGGTCTGTTCGCGGATTTGATCCACACCGGATTCGAATAGTCTTTGATCTTTTGGATTCTGGAAGATATCATTGAAGGTATTATCAACCCGCGCCTGGGAGACCCCGGTTAGCCATTTCTTATTCTCCGTCGCCGCGTGACCAGCGCCGTTGAACATACTCCTCGCCATAACCGATCGAGTTTCGGTATCGTAAAGCTTCTGCACCATAGGATTGGTAACGCCGCCACGGATATCATCCCGGGTCTTTTGAAGGTCTTGGTAATACTTCGGCAGCGCGTCTCGGGCGTCCTTCCCTTCCAGGGTAGAATACTGCGCGTGGAGTTCGCCAGCCTTTATCGAATACTGCGTTGCGGCGTCATCTGCCTCGGCTCGGTTAATCAGGTCCTGCATTGCCACGGCGCGCTTGAACAACTCATCGCCAGCCCCGGCGACTTTTTCGCCAAGGTGTTCTGTAGCGCGGGCGACGTTCACCCCGAAGGTATCGGGGTTGGTGGGGATATTCAGCCGTGGAGTGGGGATATCGCTCGCTGCGGCGGGGACGGGGTTGTAAGGGACCTGGGGCATGGCCTAGCTTAACATTGTGATTGATTGATCGCCAGAGCCAAAGTTCTGCGAGAAGGTTGACCACTTGCTCGCTACTGATCCGGCGGTGCCGAGTAAGGTCCCGGTTGCAGATATTGCCCCAGCCTTAGCCGAGTTCTTCCCTGCCATGATATCCAGCTGAGATTTAGTCTCCTCTTGATAAGCCTCCACGCCGTATCCATAAGCTGTCTTCGCAGCCCCTGCCCGAATCACCGCTTGGTCTTCCTGGCCGATCTCATGCTCGGATGCCCGAACATCCATAGCCGATCCGGAGCCTACGTCCAAGTTCCCCGCCCCTTGCTGGGCCTTGGTCTTGCCTTCTTGGAACCGTTCGGTAAGGCCAGCTACCTGCGCCTTAGACTCCCCAGCCTGGAGTGCGTAGTCAGCGTTTTGCTTTGCAATCTGCTGGTTGGCCAACGCCACCCCAGATTGGTAATTATACATCTGCTGCTGGGCCTTGCCTGAGGAATAGGCTCCATAGGCAGAAACCCCGCCGCCGATAGCGGTAGCGGTCATTCCAATAACAGCTAGCGTGACTGGATCAGCCATCCTTTCTCCTGATCTGGAACGGCAAGCATCCCCCAATCGGCTCGTCAAACCGCGCCCCCAGCCAGCTGAGCCATTTCAATCCCTTGGTATTAGCAACCTGACAATGGCCGTGGATAGACTCATACCGATCCAACAACTCCCCCAACCACATTTGCGAATGGCGAACGAATAGAAACTGATGCTTATCCACCAGATCGGTGTTAATCATCCAGAGGTAGGCTCGGTTGGAGAGGATCGACGGGGGGATCAGTCCGCAGATGCAGGCGATCTCAGTGTTCCAGAATCCCACCCAAGTCTCTGAGGACGAAGCCATATACCCACTGAGAACCGCATTCGCATCTGGATCATCCCTCACCGGCGAGTTTCGAATCACCTCCGCAATATCCACCGCGGCATTCTTGTGAATCTCCACCGTCATCGTCCGGTGTCCTTAGTATCGCCAATGGAAATCTCTGGCACAACACCTAGGACCGTCGCCGGGAGCGGATTATCCTGCTGCAAGCAAATCTGCCCTTCCACATCCCAGCTTGGGTCCATCACCACCCGCTCCTGACCGGTGATAAGTGGGATAGGATCACCAAGGATGGTGCTGGGAGATAGTTCCTTAATCGCCACCAAGACATCCTCCGCGAAGGTAGACCCTGCTTTTAGCCCTCGGGTGTTAACACAGAGAACCGTCAGGGCCGAGATACTCTTCCGCTTGCCTTGGATAGTCCCATCGCTCCCGTTGATATCCAACGGCATTGTCTGAAGCTGTGCCTGGAAACCTAGCCCGACTGTAACCAAACTGGCCGGATTGTCAAGGGTGATAGAGCCGTTGGTGACTACTTGGGGATCAATCACCCCGCCATCGGCGAGGATAGAGACGGTTTGACCTTCGAGGTAATCCAGACCAAAGAGAGTGGAGAACTTCGGCGCGATAGACCATTGCCCTGGCGCTGCCGGGGATGGTTGTTGGTTTGGATCGTTGGGGATCGTTACCGAAGGCGATGCTGTCCAAGTGGCACGGATTTGGAATGGGGAGATATAGTCAGTAATGGTCGCTATCCCTCCACCCATCCGCAGGATAGAACCAACCTGACTAGTGCCGAAGTCGGTGGAGGTAGAAGCGAACAATGTCGAACCACGAGAAGAATCAGCAGAGAGGGTACCGTTGAATGTGGACAAGGCCGACTGTATTCCACAATCCACACACCAAGCGGATTCTGCATTGGCGGTGATGTAGGGAATGGGAAGGTTGGTATTGGCTTCGCGATTCTGATTCGAGTAGGTAAAGGTTCGATCGGCGAACCGTTCGATCATGTAGACCCAGCGGCCGCTGATGGATCGCTGGACCAGAACATAAACCGCGTCAACTTGATTCTCCGTCACCGCGCAGACGGATTTGAATAGACCGAGGGTGTCGGAATGGGACCAACCGAAGATTTCCTGGTCCTTAACCATAGTCAGCGTTAGTAGGATTCCATCCTCCCGCACCGCCCAGATAGTCTTGAAAGGCTCTTCAGCGTAGGCCCATTGGGAGATTGAATGGCCGAAGAATAGATGGTTGGATAGAACCGAGATATCCGTCCCGGTGTAGATATTGGCGTAGATATTATAACTAAGGTCCCGAACCGTGGACCCCTTCGCCTGGACATAAATCACATCATAGTTCACAACGATTGGCGGAACATCGCTCGCGCCGTTGTATGCCTGGGGAGTGGCGGTGGCGTTAGCCGGAGTAATCGCAGAGACACTCGCCGCGCCGTTCCCACTCCCAATCTGCCAAGCACCCTTACTCGTCAGCGCAATCAATCCCCCAGGCATAGGGAGTAGGGATTTAATCGAATTCACCTCCAGGGATACTATCGTCCCGGTAATCGCATCATCATCTTGGATTGGGGAGGAAACGTTGAAGTTGTAGAACAACCCCGGCTGAGACATCCAGAAGGTTGTTGGGTCCACAGCCGATCCGCCAAAGCTGAGGCGTTGTTGGAAGTAGCAAACTGAGATCGGGTTGTTACCAGCGAATGGGTTCCTGGGTATTGGCGGAGAGATAGAGAAGTCGGGCAGGATCTTCGAGTTGATAAACGTAGTGCCAGTGCAGGAGCCAATGAAACCGAACTGAGCACCAACGGGAATTCCCGCGGTGTAGCTTCGTTCCGCCATGTAGACGTTGTAACCTACTGCCCCAGCGGAGCCAGTCCAGGTGATGGTGATGGTTTCTGCAACAGCGTAGATATCCGCAGAGGCCGCGAGGTTGGAGACATTCGATACCAACGATTCTTGGCCAAAGCCATCCACCGCAGTCACAGCGAAGGCGTAGTTGGTAGTTCCACCAGCGGAGCAGACAGAGCCAAGGCCGGTCGGCGGTGAGATTGAAGTGCCGAAGGTGATAGGAGTAAAGTTCCAATTCGTTGGCGAAGCTGAGGCAAGGTTATACGGAACATAGCTCGGGTGGGTGATCGTCATCACGCTAGCCGATTGAACAAATTTCAACAGCTGAAGATCGGCCGCAGCGTATGGGGAGACAATGGTGTAAACCCGCGCAGCCGTTCCACCGCTAGCCCAGACATCGTAGGTGGCGGTGTTGACGGTATCGCCATTCACGTCGAACAAGGTAAGGTTTGCCCCGATAACCTGTGGGGCGAAGAACCTCCCATCCAACTGTGGGACCCCTGTCCCAGTGATGAATATCCAATCGCCGGTCGCCCAGGGATTCCCTGGAACTGATACAACACCAGGGTTGGCATTGGTAATCGCAGTGATTGCCAACGCGGTTTCCAGAACCGAACCGTTGTGGGATATAAATCGACAATAGTGGTCGCCAAACTCGATCACGTAGGATACTGTGGAGGAGAACTGGTAGGAGATCAGTCTAGGAGGAAATGGTCCGGTATCCCTCGCCTGGATTACAAACCGGGTTCCTGTCCTAGTGCTGGCCCCGGAGCGGTAGTCAACGAAGAAATTCCTCATCAACGCAGCGGCGGAGTGATACTTAGCCAAATCTGTCCTAGCAAACATTGAGGGAGCAAGCTCCCCAGCAGAGAATGATGTTTGGATTACATTATCTGACATTAGTAGGTACTGATGAACCCACCCCAATCATAACCAGAGACTAGCCATCCCCCCGGTCCCCACTGACCACCGGAGATAAAGTCGATCCCCCTGGTCCTGATCCAATCCGGGGTTACATCGTTAATAGTCAACCCCTCATTCCCATCGCCAGCGCGCGCGGTTTGTATATACCCGTTGGCCTCGCTGATCTTGATATTGGCAAGGCCTTTATCTCCGGTGAGGGCGAAGACCAGCCTCGCTGCTAACACCGCCACCCAAGCCTGGATCAACTGCTGATCCATCACATTCGGATCACTGACATCCTTAACGTAGCAGAGGATTGCCTGTTCTTGGTTGGTCAGGATTACCCTGGTGTCCGATCCAACATTCGCCGGGAGTCCATCTGTCCCAATCTGATCTATCGCGACTTGGAACTTTACCGGCGGTCCATTCCAGAACTGCGGTGCACCGCCAGTCACCGCGGTGGTGATGGGGACTCCATTGGAGAACCCGGTAGAGAACTGAGGGACGATAAACACCGCCCGAACGCAATCGACAGGGTAGGCGTATTCATAGGACCAAGGTGGGGCAGGGATACCCTTCTGCCAAACATTCATTCCAGTCGCCGGATTCTCTGGAGTCCCTGGCGCGGCGCAGATCAAGGCGAGGTTGTTGTAATTCCGCGCACAGTTCCAAGGGGCCAAGCGGAGGATTTCCTCTCGACAAGGTGTAATCAACAACCTCGCCTGCTTGGCCTCGTTAGAATTCTCCTCCAACGAAGCTATCTGCGACCGAGTGCCGATCGCAGATAGGGCTCTGTTGGCGATGTCTACATCAGAAGGCATTGATTAGTATTTGCCCTGCGTTCCGCAGACGCCGATGTTAGTCCCATGTAGGCCGGGGGTTTTAGCATCACCAATGTTTGATGGGCCTTTAGGCGGGTCGTATGGAATCGGCTTGACCTCCATCTGGCCGCCATTGGTAGCGCGGGGAGCTTGTGGAGAAGGGGAGTCTTTCCCAAACTCGGAGAGGATATCTCTGGGCATTAGATTTTCCTTTCGACCACAGTGGGATTCTCAGGCGGGGGGATCAAAGCAGGCTCTACGACCTTAGCTTCCTTGGCCTGCGCTTCCCGCTTGGCCTCGGCTTCAGCGGATGCCTTGGCTCTAGCCCGAGCCTCTTCCATCATCCGCTCATCAAGCTCAACCGCCGCTTCCTCTGCGGTCCCTACAAGCTCTGCCATCGCCAAGTCATGCAATGGCTTCAGCTTCGGATACTTGTTCGGGTTTGCTTCCGAGATAACATGCAGAAGCAGTGCCGCTCTATCGAAACTTAGGCTCATTTGTGTCTCCCTTGCGATCCTGAATGATGTTGCTGAGTGCCGGTTGTTGGAGCTTTGAATCCTCGTCCAGCCCCCATCGGCTCCGCTGCTTTGGCTGGGCCAATATGGGTTCCGATCTGTGCTACCCCACCGGGGTTAATCGCGTGAGGTTTCGGTTCCACCTTCACCGCGGTTACTGTCGTTTTCCCGCTTCCTTGTCTCATCAGCTTGCTCCTTTCTAACGATCTGCATAAATAATCCGTAGGCCCGATCGTACTCAGCGCCTAAGGTCTGCCCCCGAGAGATTCCGCCAGCGGCATCCTTCGAATCCATAATCGAGATCAGGCTGGCGAGGTAAGATGCGAGATCGGCTTTGTCCATGTTCCTTCCTAATGCAGATTGCCGGTGGTAGTCGTGTGCGTGCCAGTAGCAGTGATGGAATTAGCCAGCGTCGCGCCGTTAGTCTGATTGTTGGTCACGATGAAGTAATCGGCCGCGCCAACAATGCTATAGCACTGATTGATCGGGCCCGCGAGCGTACCAGCCGGCCCGCAGATGTTATTCGAGAAATTGAAGCTGCTGCCAGGGGTGATGAAGGCGGTCTGGTTCAAGCCCTGGTACGATCCATTGGTGAAGACGCCGTTAATGTTTCCAGTCGGCTGGATATCCCAACCGTAACTGCCATTAACTAGGTAGTCGTTGACCGATTTAATACCGCCGCTGCCAGATGACCCCCAAGACGTTCCAACATTGACGATTGCGCAGTTAGTGATCCAGCAGCCCTCAAACAAGTTCATTGAGCTACGGAATTCATTGCCCTTATCCAGAAGGGCCGCGCCCAGATATCCCTGGAAATTGGAATTGCTGACCGCGAACAGCGTCGGGTCCACCGATGCATTGTCGTTGGTCATCGCTAACCCGTAAGTGTAGGAGTTAGACAGCACGTCCAGCTGCTCCGCGAACGTCTGATTGCAACCGCCGTCGCACTGTACGCCGTAATATGGAAAAGGGCTAAACAATTGCGCCGTAGCCGTGCCGTCGGTGATGTTGACAAGCCACGGTTTAACGGTCGGGGCGCTGCCACCCGTCGTGCCGCCGACCGTGTAGCGGATGTAGTAAGCGCCGCTAACAAAAAGGATATCGCCAGCACTGACCGTCGCACCCGCCGACCAGTTTGAGAAGGCCGTGGTGGCTCCGAAAGAGGAGCCGGGGTTTGGCATGTCTTGGTCGATTTTGACCCGCTTCAAATACCCACCGCATAGGCCGGACGTGCAGCCGATATAGACGCCCGCTCCGTAAGCGTAGCTGACGAGGGTGTTCGAAATAATTATGTCGCCGCACCCGACGCCACATTTAATGCCATAGTAACCCCCGAGAACAATCGCGTCGTCAATGAGGCACTGCACGCAATGTGACAAATCCAGCGTCGGATTAGATACCGGTAATGTATCCGTTGATGCGGCCCCGTAGCCGAGCAGCTGCATGTGCTGGAGGCCGGAATTGCCCCCCTGAAGCGCCAGCAGCGTGATGTTATGGCCGCATGCCGACAGCACCGACCCGTTGACGCCGGTTCCCATGAAGATGATCGACACATTAGAATTGGTCGTGACCGTCGAGAAATTGCAGTACGCGCCGCCATGCGGGGGTGGAAAGTAAACGACTCCGGTCGTCAGAATATTTAGTTCATCGACGCAGGCTTGAATGGCGGCATGGTCATTCGTGACGCCGTCGCCCACCGCCCCCTTAGCCTGAACGTCGCACCACGGCCTGCCGCTGCCGAACAGATTGTCGCCGGTATATACATTTTTTGCGGCCAGGCTCCCTCCTGTGGAGGACATGACGCCTGACGAGCAAACGACGGTGGTGCCGTCGCACTTGATGGCACCAGCTGTTGCCGACGGCGATCCGGAAGCGTCCGAAGCTAGTGGCAGGTCACCGGCCAGGATGCCCGACGCGACGTAATTGGTGCCATTGCCGCGAAGGAACGTGCCGGACCCGGCAGCGCCGCTAAGGGTAAAGCCGACCGTAGAGTCAATGTGATTATGAGCACTAAAGCCGCCAAATACTTCCAGTACATAGCTGCCGCCGGGCGTACCGCGGACGCCGACATTCCTATTGCTGGTATCGAATGTCATTACCGACGTGGTCTTGTCTGCTTTTGTGACTGTTAAAGCCGCTGTAGAATCACTTTGCGGCGCTAAGACGGAACCCGCTAACGACGTAAATGTGCCGTTACCCAACGTCGGCGTTGTCATCACGCACGATGTGGTTAGACACAATACCGTTCCAGAGCCAGAGACGGTATATTCACCTAGCACGCCACCGACGTTTCGAAGTACGTTCCCTGACGTGCCACCAATAATAGAAGTAGTACCGACCGTCATTGATGCCGCCGTAGCGGTGATGGCGCAGGTACTACCAAGCGTACAGTCCACGCCGTTAACAGTGGTGGATGGATTAACTAGATCAGCATTGGTAACAAGCCCAGTCGCGTTAAAGCTGCCAGTTACAGTTAACCCGGTCGCGGTGGGATTCGTTAGTACACAGGAGATCGTCAAACATAGCGCAGTCCCAGAGCCGGATGAGGTGTACTCACCAAGGACCCCGGCGTTGTTGCGGAGGATGTTGCCTGAGGTGCCACCAGTTACGGTAGTGGTGCCAACGGTAATACCTGCGGTAGTGCCTACTGCCCCTTGTACAAAGGCTGTGCTGGCACAGGCATTAGTTGAGTCTCCTTGTGGCCTAGTCGGGCATTGGGGATTGCTGCGATTTTGGGCATCGGCCGATCCACCAAGCGCCAGAAGAACGATCGTCGCTAGCAGAAAGGATTTCATATATTGCTATCCAAAACAGTTAAAGGTTTACCCGTCGAAGCCACACATAGAGCAAACCACGCGCCCTGGCATTCGCCGCGGATGGTACGATCGCCGCCGTTGGCGTAGACTAGGAACGCACCCCCTGGCGCTGCCACTGTGACGTTAAGCGCAGACTGTGACCCACCGGTTTGCTGAAACTGAGGGAAGATCAGTATGTCGGTATCACCTGGGTTGTGGAAGGTGATCTCTGTCCGACTGGTGTTCGCCGGGGCCACCAGCAATGCGGTTATAGAGCTAATGTTATTAAAGGCATAGACCTTCCCGCCCGAGGTAGGACCGACCGCTCCCGATGCCCCTACGCCTCGGATGGTAGTCATAGCTTACGCTCTATTTCTTTTTCTTCTTTCGGAGTATTCCGGTTTTCTTGTCCGCTTGATTGAACTCCTTCGCCACCCCCGGCGGGACTCCTACTTTCTTCGCGAACTGTGGATTGTGTGCGGCCGCTGCCATTAACCTCGCTTGTGTTGGACTCTTGCTGGGCATTGGGGACTACCTTTCCGCCGAGGACTTTATGTGTACCATCGTGAAGGGCTAAGGCCATAGTGCGGAGTTCATCCTCGGTGTGAACTACTACCCGGCCAGTGCCACGGTGGTGGAATTGTTGATGGAGGGAATCGAGTTGGTCCGCGAGGTCTTTGTAGAACTCATACTCCATCGGCTTGTCGGTTGGAGAAAGGGTGTTGATCTCCTTGACCATCAACGGAGTTTCCTTCGCCATCTTCCGCAGGCGTTCGGAGTGGTAGTGGGTGTTGTATTCGAAGTAATGCGGCCGAACGCTATGGGCTACGATGTGTTGAGAAAGCTCTAGATGACTCGCCTTCTCGATCCCGGCCCTGTCTTTGATCTTGCCGTCTGGATGTTTATCTACCATACCTCACCTATGAAGCCAGAGCGAAAGTTGCTGCATCGACAGTCCCCGCAGTTGCACCGGGGAATGTTGCGCTAGCGGATTCAATCTGTGCTTGATTAGTAGACACAAATTTCTTTCCTGTTGATCCTCCAGCAGAACCTGGACCAGAGAATGTAGGAGCGGCTCCGCCAGCGTTCAGATACCCACCGCTAGTAGCGCCAATCCAAACAATGAAGGTGAGCGCGTTCGGCAGTGCCCCGTTGAAGGTTCCATAATTCGCTTTGGATCGCCCACCTATTGCCATAAAGGTAGAAAAGTTTCCATTAACCGTGTAAGGCCCACCGATATCAGCAGAGCCGAGGTCAAATAGATTTATCACTACACCCAATGGGAATGCATCGAAAGCACAATTGCCCCAGTCAAGTTGGAAGAATTGAGATACACTCAACGCTGTTGAGCCGTTGCCACTGGTGTGATAGGTGACCCCAGTGATAGTCCAAGTTCCTCCGCCATCACGGCCAGCGAATACCGTTCCGCCGGGGGAGACGGTGAGGATGACGTTAGCTGGGGTTACAATATCTCCAGTAAGGGCAGTTTGATTTGCTGATCCGCCGGTGTAGTAGTTTAGATTCACTCCCGCGCCGAGATCATAAGTTCCGGCACGTTGATTTATCGTAGCTCCACCATTACGGTTATCATAATAGCGTTTTAGATTACTAACCGCTCCAGCATTGGTTAACCAAGCACCTAAGGCGGAATCGCCAAGGCCATCGTTAGAGTCAGAACCATCGGTGCGGATGAAGAATTGTGCAGGGGTTAATGGCGCCCAAGGGCCGGGGTCAGTATAGAGCCAAGCAACATTCGCTGGGTCCAGAGTGATCGTGGTTGATTTACCATGGTAGAGCCAGAATGGGGTAACTCCATTAGGCGAGATAAGCTTGCCGTTGTTGCCATCACGGTTGAAGACGGTGATCTTATACGGGCCGACTATTCCGGCGGCCGCGGGGACAGCGAAAACGTAGCTGCTATTCCCACCGAGAATAAACGAGGTTCCATTATCTGACTGTAGCGCCGAGTACGTTGCGGTTTTATTTACCACCAACGAGGCAGCATTGTTGGAAGTCACATACCAAGTTGCTGACCCAGCGGCATCGGTAGATATGAATGCCTGTGTTCCGGGCTTGAGGATTATCGAGGTGCCAGAGGCAAAGTTCTCAAAGTTATCCGCAGCGTCAAGCGCCAGGGTGACGGTATGGGACCGAGTGTCGATCCAGTATCCATAACCGTTCCAAAGGGTGTCACCGCGAGGGGCGGTTAAGGTAACATCGCTAGTCGCAACCAGCCGAGTCATATCATCCGCAGCGACCAAGGCACGACTGGCGTTGGCGACTACGTTGGGGAAGTTAACATCAACCTTACCGACTGCGGATACGTTAACCTGAAGGCCAAGCCCAGCATCCTCAGTGGCTAGGCCCTTAAGGCCCATAGCAGTTCTGGCCAGAGCCAGGGTTGCCGCTTCAACAACTGGAACCATCGCGGTGGAGATCGGAACCGAACCACCGCCTGGGGTGGCGATTGGATTCCCCGCCGAGTCAAACCCCATTATCAGCCCGGCGCGCTGTGCCACAGGCGGAAGCGCAAGCGGGGCAGGGTCTGAGATAGCAACGTCGATGGACCGGCCGAGTTGTTCCTGAAGCTGCTGAATCAGCATGGTGAGGTAATCGAACTGTGTCTCGATCACCTTAGGATATACCGTCCCTTGGTTGGCGAAGGAGGTATTTTGGGTTTCGTCCAAGGCTCGAACGATGGTTAGCAATGTCCCGGCCGCGATTGGCGATCCAGTTAGGGGGTAGGTAACTGAGCCACCGGCGGGGGTTGGGTTGGGACTAACTGAAGCGTTTAGAACCACCGTGTAGAGCGTGGGGGATAATAGAGTAAGATTGCCGCTAGCATCAGTGTAGTAAACTTGCAAATCACCAACAGCCACCGCTGGAAAGGTGAACGGGAACAAGGTTGTCGCTCCGTTCCCGGCGAAGGTAATCTTATTCGAGGTGGTGTTGACGGTCATTTAGGCCCGGCGAGGAGCTTGGGAGACTTTGGTCGGGGGTAGAATTCCGGCGGTGGTCTGGGGGAGAGATTCGATTGGGTGAATCCACTTATCGCGGAGATCATCCGTGATCTTCTCGGCCTCGTCGTCAAGCGGTTCCATTTCTGGAGTTGGTTCGCCGGAGAAGATGAAGTCCCGAGGGAAGGCCTTGTCGAACTTGTTGGTAACGACGCAATCGCCATTCCAGTTGCAATCGCGGGGGTTGTTTGGATCAAGGTGCCGGGGAACATCGAATTGCCTTGAGGCGGACTGGCCTTCGCTCGTCACCTCGCGATGTTCCCATTTCGTTGCGTGGGAGCCGTCGGAGTTCTTGATGTTAAGATAGTGCGGGCTCATTAGTTTCCATCGAGCCATTGAAGATTCCTTTCTATGCTTGCCACTATGGTGGTAGAGACTTCTAAGAAAATCAAGCGGTAAATCATTGCCCAAACCCCGCGCGGATGTAGGTGTTCGGGCCGACCGCAGTGTAAGTGTTGTCGATAGTGTGGAGTGGGCGGACGGCGAGATAAGCGAAGTAGCCAGCATCGGTCGCAGGCGAGCCGCCAATCGAGCCGTAATAGTCACCGACGGTGCGGTTCGGCGCAGGATAGCCGCCAAGATTGATGTCATTGGGGGTCGTAGTGTTTCCGGTGCCCTGATCGTTAACGAACTGGCTGCCCCAATCGTAGATAATGTTATTGATCGCGGTGATGCCGCTGGTGTCGGGATCAGTTTCAAGCGCCCAACTTGGCGTCGGGCTTGCAACATGGGCAATAATGTTGTTTTTGACCTGAATGCCCGAACCGGAAGCATTAAGAATTTCGATCCCCAGCCCGCGTGGCGTGCTGCCGTCGATGTCGTCACTTTTAAGTATAACATTATTGGTTGCAACCCCAACGGTAATGACATCGCCGGTATCACTAGCCTGATGGCCAAGATCGAAGCCGGTGGAATTGCTGACGAACAGATTGTTGGTGACCGTCCCACCGGATCGAAACTGGATACCCTCGCTGGACGAACGGGTCGATATGTTGCCGCTCGCCGTGACCGGGCCACTGCCTTGTCGCAGATAGGCGTTTCGATTAAGGATGTTGCGTTCGCCACCAACAACATCGGCGTTCCAGCCGTTATGATCGAAGAAGTTCTCGGTCAGTGTCAGGGCGACAATGCCGGAGGCGTGAAGCCCTTGGGAACGACTAGTAATGCTGTAGGCGTTAACGACAATGTTGCGGCGGATGCTGGCGGCTAGCCTGTCCAACGGCGCGTTAAATTGAAAGTCGATGTTGGTGCCGTAGAAACTAACCTTGCAATCCTCAATCAGCCGCCACGATGTTGAATTGTTGTTGCCGATGCCAACGGTGTCGACCGGGTTAGTAAACGCCGGATTGCTTGGGTCGCGGGTGTAGGCGTAAAACTCAAGGCCCACAATGGCGACGAAATCGCCGCCTTGACCACCGCCACCGAAGAACACAATGCCAAAGTCGTCAGGCGCGGCGGTTTGCACCATCGGACGCGCGCCGCTGCCATAGTAGGATAGCAACATCGGCTCGGTAGCGGAGCGCCCCGACAGGCCGAACAGCCCGAAAGTCTCGTTAGTCCAAGTGTCGCCGCGCTTGAGCAGAAGATGGTCGGGGAAGCCGTCGCGAAGCTTGCCAACGGCATAGGCTATCGTTTGACAAGGCGAAGCCTGTACCAAGCAGGTGTTCGCGGTATTGCTGCCGCTGGTCGAAACATAATAGGTTTGAGTATCCGCGCTGCTGCAAATCCGCGTCCAGTTATTGTCGAGCGGATCAGGCGTCCAGCACGCACCCTGCGCAGTGCCGTGATTGAACCCCGTATCAATCGGTGCGGGCTGTGGCGCTGGCAGCGGAGCCGGAACCGGCGTTACCGCGACAGGAGCCGGTTTGTGCGGATTGGGCTTCTTCGACATCGCATCGGCGGGGAGCGCGCCGCAGATCGAGGCGCCGAGGAATAGCCAGAGGATGGCGAGGAGAGTTGTCATTTTCCCACCACCGTCCAGTTCGATGCGTTGCAGCGTGCCAAAATATGATTGCTCCCGCCATTGGCGACAGTTGCGCCCCACGTCGCTGTGTTGCTGTCGGTGACGCTTTTCTCCAAGCCTTCGGTATCACTGGCACAAGTGGGAAGATCGGCAAATGGACCAGCGGTTGTTCCCAACGCCCCGCTGAAATTCAGCGATGCAATAGAGCCACTGCCTATCGCGGCATTGCTCTTTGTCTGAAGCTGGCAACCATTTCCACTGAGACACATATACCAATCGAAGCCGTGATTGGTCGAGTTTGGGGCAAGGCTGGCTGATGTATTGGTCCAGAATATTTTACCGGCAGTATCGGACACAGAACCGGGGGCAGGTGCGCCAGAGCCTTCCGCGCTATTCAAAGTAATGGCGGTTGTGCTGGCGTCATGGATAAAAAGACCGGTCTCGACCGGAGCAAGAATATCTAGCCCGGTGCCAAATGCTCTAGTTGCTGCATTTGATCCAGTTGCCAACTGACTGGTAAGCAGAATGCCATTAGTAAACTTACGAGCGCCGTTGTTCTTGATGACTTTTCCGTTACGATAAGTGCCGCCCGGCGTCCACACCGCTATGTTGGTTTGCTCTAAAGTTACATCAGGATACGGCGTGATCGCCACTTCGACATTATCGCCAGCAGTCCAAGTTGATGTGGTCGTTTCACAAATGAGAATTCTGCCGCCTGAAATTTGCAAGATGCGAACTGCGGGGCGAATGACGTATCCACCACTGCCAGGGCCTAATCCGTTATAAGCCAGATCACCCGCAACACTAAACGAATGTAAAGATATTTGCGTGTTCGATGTTCGAGACGTAATTTCGTACCAAGATTTCAGCGTGCCGCTCGATCCAGAGCCATTGAACGGGGCACCGCTGTAATCATCAGCGTCAAACGCAAAGGCACCGATATTAAGCGCCGACCCACCAACCATATTGACGGTCCAGGTCGTGCCAGAGCCGGTTAAAACCGCAGCGCCTGTAACACCCGATACTGTTCCGGTTGAATAGCTCGCGCCGCTTAAATTGACCAGCAACCGCCCCTGACCGAACAAGCCGCCGTCATTCAACGTCAACGCAAGGGCTGGCGTCAGCGTAGTACCGCTAGCTTGATTGTTGCGGAATATCGCTGAGATATTACCGCTCCCAACTGCGGTAATCTGCACCGCCTCAATGTTGGGTGCCCCCGTAGCAACAGCCTGCCCGACGACGATCCAATCTCCAACGGTAGCATTGGTGGTACTTGCAACGGTGACTATTTGAACGTCTTTTGAGCCGGTTATATCTTGAGTGATGGTAGAGCTATAAGTCGAGCGGGCTACAGATGAAACTGTTTGCAGAACAAGGACGTTCTGTTGTGTCAACACATCTTGCGGCGTGAACCCCTGCCCTTCATCCCCGGCAATATCAGCACCAGCAAAAGAAACTCGTTTTGAGCCTAGAAAGCAGTCACCTTCACCGTAACAGTTTTGCAATTGATTAAGGACAAATCGCTGCCCTGCCGCTTGCGCGTTTGAAGTTAAATTCAAAACACCGAAAGTGCTTTTAGCGCAGGAGGCCGGAAAGTCGCAATTCGGGTCGCCAAATGAATTATCGCCGTTGGTCGGCGAAACCGACATTGTGCCTGCAAACGAATTGGAAAACGCCGGGGTAAGTCCGGTGATTGGCGCAGTTGAGGACACATCAAGAGCGCGGCGATTGGTGGCGTCGTCGCCAATTTGTGGATCGGTGGAGTTTATAGCAAGGCCGCCCGTTCCAGTTGGGCCGGGTGTGGCCGTGCCAATGCCAACATTACCGAGAAGATAATAAAGCTGATTGCCGTTGGCGAGCCAAGCCGTTGCGGCGAGCGCGCCATGATACCATCCGGCAACAATTCCGGGCGTAACGGCAAGAATTGCTGCCGCCATTAAAAGATTTCGGAAAAACTTTTTCATTGATGAGTCCAGGCCGAACCGTCAAAAAAAGCGCGGCACTTCACACTGCCGCCGCCTGTAAATGTCCCGCCAAGAACTGGGCATGAGGTCAGTTGATCTGTGACGTAAACTGAGCCTCCCGTAATTCCCGTTGGCAACGATGCAACGGCATAACCAGCTAGAATAGCTTGACCGCCCTTGATTGTTAAACCAGTGGTTTGCGTTTGCGCATCAGTGCCACTAGCAACAGCAACGGGGGACTGCAACAGCAGCGATGAAGGAGTGCCAGTGCCAGTACCATTACCAGCACTGATTGTAATATTTCCGCCGCCTACATTACTGTCAGTTCCGGCTCGTGATCCTTGCGCCAACAATTTTTGTGCGACCGGCGAAGCTGCATCGGCATCACCGAGGCGAAGTGATGCCACATCAGAGCGGCATAACAATAAATCGGGCGCGTGTTGAAAAGCTCCGCTGTCGTTCCATGTCAGACACGTCGATCCAGCAATGCCGAGATACGCATTGCTTACAGCGAATGAACGGAAGTCCCATGCTCGGAAGTACACCTCATTATTGAAAAACCCGACTCCAGACGTAGAGGTCGGCCCGATAGAAACAATATCTACACCGCCCGAATCCGCAGGGGCGATAAATCCGCTAAAAGAACTTGTCCCTGTAACAGCAAGTTTATTAGTTCCAATGGTTGCGCCGTTTAATGCAAGCGAAGTCATGGTACAGGTAGTAGAACAGCCGCCAGCGGGTTGATTAAACCCCTGTCCGATTGCAGACGACACGCAGGCCACCAGCGTGACCAGCACGACCCTGCCGAGGAGATTGATAAAGCGATCCATCATGCTCACCATTTCGAACAGGTAAACTTGTCGCCGGTCGTCGCGCCGATCAGGAACACCGCGGCGGAGATACCGATGCCCAACGGCGAATTGTACGAGCCGCCCGCGCTGGTCGAGGACGACCCGGCGTTGAGCGTGTAGGTGCCGTTGGTGCCGACTGCTGGCGTTACTGTGGTCCAGCTAAAGCCGAGCGCGTCGGTGGAGAGATTTTGGATTTGGAAGCCGTGTGGAGCGGTCCCGGCCCCGATGATGGATTGCGCCGTTCCGCCTGACGTGACAGTACCGCTGCAATCGGATGGCGCGGTGGTGGGGACCGGAGAGTTGACAGCAGCTAATACCGCCGCATCCAGTACTCGCAGATGGCCGGATAGATCAAGGCTAAGCGGTGCGCTAGTCTGACCTTCGGTATAGGTTGGGTCGGCTGCGGTTGCTGTCCCTCCGCTGCTTCCTCCACCACCAGTGACTAGGTTGCCATGCTGGTCGCAGTTAACGAAAGCAGCCTGACCAGAGGTTACAGTCGGCTGGACTAGGTTGTATACACAGAGCATGGCCTGTGCCCCAGGCGGGGGAGGCCATCCTGCGTTTTGAGCCTGGGCTGGCGCAGAGCCCAGGAGTAAGCAAAGCGCCAGCCCAAGTTTTCTCATTGCGCTGATTCCGTCCAACGGAAGGAGATATTCAACAGCGCGGTGGGGGTCGTGCCAGTTAGGTTAACACAGAGTTGCTGGGCCACCCCTCGAAGGATTGGGGCTTGAGAGAAGTTTCGATCGGCGTAGTTGAAGGCAAGGCCTGGTTGGACCGCTGCGCCGACGGTGGTAGCGACAAGGCCCAGGTTTCCGTTATCTAGGATACCGGGGGTGGTGTCGTTCACGGTGGGGTTTGCAGTCCAGGCGGTGGTGGTAGCTGAGGCTGCCGGGTTGGAGGAGTCTAAGGCATATGGAGCCGGTAAGGCTGTGGATGTTGCCGCTGTTCCGCCTGAATTGGCGGAGGCATTCTTGCGGAGCAGGACCGGGATGGAGATCGCGGTGCCGGAACCTGAGATCACCACCCGTTGCAGGCGGACTACTTTGGTCGCCGAGCCGGTTAGGCAGGCGACGTCGGTGGCAGCGGCTGCGGGGACTAGACCGACAGAGGTTGCGCCGTAGGTGGCGACGGAGGGTTCGGAGAGGCAGTTGATTCCAGTTTGTGGAACCGAGTTCACCCCACCAACCGCGACGCACTGAGCCTGGGTGGCGAGAGTGCCACCCAGAAGGAGTGCGAGGGAGAGAAGAAGTTTCTTCATCTGATCCTCAATTCGCAACGTTGAGCCCAGCGGGATATCCGCCGAGGACAGAGTTGTCGGTGCCGGAGTATGGCTGATCGTCGCGGTCGAGGACCACGAAGGCGGAGATATTGCCAGCGGTGAAGTCGGCCGTGGCAACGGTGTAGAGCAGGCGGACGAATCGCGGGATGCCTACGCCGTCGGGTGGACGTGGGAAGTCCATGTTGAAGAGGCGAGAGCCAGCGTTGAGGGTGGCAAGGGCGTAGGCTGGGGAGGTCCACCAAGTTGTGTAGGAACCCGGTGCACCGGAGCCATTGTCGGGGGCGCCTTGGATGGCGACGGTGAGGGTGCCTGCGCCGTTAGAGGTGAAGGTGGTGGTTACATCCACCATGAGCTTCAGCGCAGGGTCATCGCCAATGCCCATATCGCGGGCGCCTTGGAGGTTGGCGAGGACGGGGATTGCCGGTCCACCGTAGTCGAGGACGTTGGTGGAGGCAGCAGCACCGGTTGTGATCGCCTGCGCGTTGGAGAACTGTTGGAATGCGTCGAGAATCATTAGACAACCCTCGCTTCGTTGTTGAGGATGGCGTCGCAGGTTCGCACCGGGATGCCGCGGAAGGTGGTGACGGGCTTGCCGTCGTACTCTTCGATCCGAAGCAGGACGTTGGTCTTGTTCATCGCTTGCAGATCGAGATAGGTGCGGATCACGCGGTTGCAGTAGATCACCGTGCGGCCCATGTTGGCTCGGACTTCAGGAGTGTCCGAGGTTTGGATGGTGGTGGCGGAGACTGGCGCGGTGGGCAGGCGATAGAGGGCGCGGATGAAGAGGTTGATCAAGTTCGCTGCCGAGACGCCGGTGAGTTGGGTCACGTCAATGTTCGCGATGCGGGCGACGTATCGCCAGTCGCGAAGGACAAGGCCGATTTCCCATTTGAAGTGATCGCGGTAGGCTTGATAGGTGTTCAGGTTGGAGTCCTGAACAGGCCACTCGCCCATGTCGCGATGTTGGAGGCCGGTGATCTTGCCCATTGGGAAGGTAGCGTGGAGGGTATCCATGCCCCACACCGCAATCCAGATCGAGGTGTTGGTAGAGCCGGTGCCGCCAGCGTCGAGGACGTTGTTGGCGGTTTGGGACGAGGCGGTGGATACCGTGGAGTAGCGAGGGGCAAGGCCGGTGAAGCGTTCCGGATTTAGGCCTTGGTTGCCGTAAATCAGGGTTGTAGCAACCTGCTGCGACATGCCTTCGAGGAAGGCGCGGACTTCGCTAAGACGGAACTCAGCGGTGTTGCCGTTCAGATCGGCAATGTCCTTGTCGATGACGGAGTAGACTTCCAGGTTCCCGCAGGTATCGACGATCTGCGCGGTGGTGGACTTGGCGTTGGGGACGCCTTGGTTGAGTAAGCGCCAAGTCGCCTGGGGAAGGCCGGTGCGGACGGTGGTCTTGTGTCCGGTTGGGAGGTTACCCTCGACGACCATCATGTCTTCGAGGATTTCATTCGTCTGGGAGAGAAGCTCGATGATGCGGGCGATCTTATACCCGTCATCGGTTCGCTTCGCCCAGTCAGCGTAGGTTAGGGCTGTGGAGCCGACGGTGGCCATGGTTAAGCGGTCCTATTGGCTGAAGGGAGATTGGGGAACAGGGCTTGGGCTGCGGATGGCGGCCGACCCTGCGGGTTTTCAACATTCGTTGGGCCACCCTTGGCCACTGGCTTCCCTTCTGTCACAGCCTTCGCGAAAGCGTTGAGGACCTTGACGAAGGCGGGGTGATTACCCGCTTTGGTAAGGTCCATGATCTCGCGGAAGCTTGCTTCCAGCTTGGGGTCCAGGGTCTTGAGTGCTTTACCAACGTTCTGCTTGATCTCCTCAAGCTTCCCACCGATCTCGGGGTCGTCCTGAGTTTCCTTCAGCCACTGCTCACCCATATCATTCCAAGCTTTATATGGGGCCTCGGCTGCTTCTTTCGTCTTAGCGACGTGGAAGTCGATTAGGGACTGGGCCTGATCTTGCGACAGTCCGTTTTGTTTGAAGAGAGTCCCCGCTTCTTCGGCGACCTTTGGGTCAAGCACGAAGCCGTCGGGGACTTTGAACTCGGTGTATTTCTCCGGAGCGCCAAGGCCTTCGGCCTTCTTATCTTCGGGCTTAGGTGTGCCTTCGGCCTTGGTTGGCTCGGGCTTTGCAGGTTCGGTCTTCGGTTCAGTGGTCTGTTCTACCACCGGCTCCGTAGTCTTCGTCTCCAGGGCTGGCGATCCCTGATCCTTCAGCGTCCCCTCCGGGGTCCTGGCGTCGGGCGAGTTCGGCAGCGGAGCGTCCGGAGGCATCGCGGGTGTTCCTTTCTTGAAGCATCCTCACCCATTGCTCTGGGCAGAAGGACATGATATCGTTGGTGAAGAATAGGCCAACTTCACGTTGGCCTTCGGCGAATGCGGTGGTGAGGGCTTCGCCGGTGAAGGATGGGGCAAAGACGTGGCAGTGTTCTAGGATGGAGAGCATCCACTGGCGACCGTTGGTGGAGGACATCACATCGCGGACTACATTGCCGCGTTGCATTGTTTCCAGCTTGGCTCGCTTCGTGGCAGCCTTTACGTCGGAGCGTTCGGCGGCGTTGTAGCTATCGCTCACTGAATCATACTCTCAAGCGCAGACTGCCCGCCACCGACCTGGGTATCGGAGAGAACCTTGGCAGACTTCGCCAACTGCTCCGCCTGCGCGGCTCGTTGCTGTTGCTCGGCTTGCTGCTCACGACGTTGGCGAATCGCCATCAATGCCTCAGGGGATCGAATCAGTCTGGGATCATTGTTCAGTAGGTGTGACATTTTGTCAAGGCCAAAATCTATGTCAACATTGTCGGTTACCGCAGGATCGATCCCCGCGAGGTTTCCCATCACCGCGAAGATGCGCTCGATGCCGGAGGAGGCAGAGGCGGCTTGGGCCTGAGCCAGCATGGAGACGAACTCTAGCTTCAGGTGCTGGCCCTGGATGGCGGCAGGAGCGGGAGGGATGATTCTGGCGCGGGAGGCGATGGCGAAGGTGCGGTCGATGATCTTGGCGAGGAGTTCGGTCTGGAGGCGTTCGAGGACAGGGCCAAGCATGACTAGGGATTCGGCTTTCCGCATATCCCATTCGACCGCGGTGACGTTGGAGCGGGTTTCGTACTGGGAAGCGGTCCGGAATAGATCGTTGAAGAAGATTTTGCTAACCCGCTCTCTGATCTCGTTCAGGTCCTCCATCATGTGTTTTATCTGCGGGGTGACTTGGTAGACCGGCGCGAAGCCTGGGCGGGCGTTGGAGAGCATCCCGGCGACGTACGTCACACCTCCAGGCAACAGCGAGGCGGGTTGGTTCTTCAGCTGAATATCCGCAACCATTGGCGGGTTGACCATCTTGTCGATGGCCTGGGCCTTGCGGCGGGTTTCTAGTTGGAGTTGTTTGATGTCAGGAAGGGCGTCCATCCCGGGGGAGCGGCCGTAGGGGTCGTTGGATACAAGGTCCCATCGTACGGGGATATGTGGGGCCTCGTAATATCCCTGCTTTCGGAGAAAGCCTTGATAGTAACTTGAACCGCCCTGTGGCGAAGCTGATCCTCCCCACTGGTAGTAGACTTCCCTAAAGGCGAACCTTTCTGAGAAGCCATACTTCCTCGCTTCAGTGTTGGGCTCGATTAGGTGGGCGATCACGATCTCGCGGGTGAGGGCTGCACCGCCTTCGTCATAGGCTTGCTTTACATCTGGCGAGCAGTTGTCATAGCCGAACTCTTCCACGGTTTGGGAGACGGTGTAGACGAATTCGCTCCCATACACCGCCGGTTCGTTCAGCTGATTGTTGGCGAGGTAGAATTCCCCAAGGCAGGGGTTCTCGCAGTGGATGACGTTCTCGAAGTTCTCGTAGATCAACATCGTCGCGGTGCCGAAGACCACGAGGTCGAAGTAGAGCGTGGCGATGGAGTTGTAGAAGTTGGATTCTTGGAAGATGGCGAAGAGCAGGCGTTCAACCTCCGACAACCACAATGACACCGGGCCAGTCATGGTCGAATCGATAGTCCCCGCTTTCATCCGGAACCATCGCTTGGTAGGATCGGTTACGCCAGTCATAATACCAGAAGCTAGATTTCTGGCCGCCAAAGTCCCTGAGGAGTCTAGAATGTGCCCGTTGATTGGCGATCCTCTTGTCTGCATGTTCGGCGTTACTAGCCATCGGTATCTCCGGGGGAGTTCGTAATCGGCAAGCTCTCGCCAATGGCACCACCAGGAATAGCGATTGTCTCGCATGCCCATGATAAGGCCATCGGCGCGCTTGCGCAAGGCAAGGTCTTCGCTGGGGACGGTGTCTGGGGTGGCGGCTGGCTTACGTCTGCGGGGCATTGGAGTCCTTCGCTGGCGGGACCAAGCGGCCCAGTTCGTGCATGGTAGCAGCGGCCATGAGCAAGGTTGTCTCAGGGATTTGTGGGCGTGGGCCTGGGACGACGGTGGCGGGGGAGGTGGGGACGACTGGCATCGCTATTCGCCGAGCAAGGTTTTGTTGGAGGTGGAAGCGGCTGCCCCGGTTCCGCCGAGGATAGTCGCAGCGTAGGCAGACATGTTATTACCAGATTTCTGCGCAGGCTTGGATGTTGGCTGGGTGCCGAACATCGGTGGGGCGGCAGGGGCAGCAGGCGCAGCAGGGAGTTGAGGAGCGGAGGGGGATTTGAACATCAGGCTACCATTCTCTCTGGCGCGAAGGGATCGTATTCGCTTTGGACAGTTGGCTTCTGGGGATGGTCGCCGCCAGCGTAAGCGTGGGAGGCGAGGGGGTAGGCGAAGGTGAGGACTAGGGCATCGAGATCGTCAGGCGATAGCCCATCGTTATCGGCCATCATGTCCTCTTTCTTCTCCAAGAGGATTTCATCCCGGATGTTGTAGGAGTATTGCACAGCGAGCATTTGTTTCTTTAGCTCGGGATCGTTGGGGATGGCGCCGGTCTTGAGCCAAGCGCGGAGGGCGCCGTACATGGCTGCGCGTTTGTTGGCGTACTTCTCTCCAGGGCAGCCCCAAGTTTCACCGCCTACATCATCCTTACCACCAAACTGAACATCCCAACAATACAAATGCATATTCCGTACATTGTCCACAACACCGCCGCCAACGCCGCCGCCGTCAATAAAGATTCCGTCAGAATGGAGCCGAGTGTGGAACTCAAAGACCTTGGTGGCGAGTTCCACGGTGGATAGGCCGTTGTAGGCTTCTCGGGGCAGTGTGCGGGCGTCACGACCCTTCCGGGGAAAGATGACTGAATTATTAGCGCCATATCTTGCAACATCGACTCCGATGGCGAGGGGATCGGTGATTGCATTGGTGACCTCACGGAGCATTGCGGATTCGATCTCGGCGATGGAGAAGAACTCCATCATACCGCGGCGAGGGAATTGGCCCTTTACGCGAATGCGAACGAAGTCGGAATCGTCGCCATAGGCTTCGATCCAGGCGGCGAATTGTTTCTTGTTGGTGATGGAGACTGAGCGGGAGTCGATCTGGCGGGTGATCCAGCCTTTGCTGTGGGCACCGCCGCCGTGGATGTCTCGGAACCGGCCGGAGTTTCTGGTGGGGTTGCCGAAGACACACCAGATGATTTGGGTTTCGGAATCGGTCAAGGCGCCTTCGGTGACTTCGTAGATGGTGTCTAGGATGGCGGAGCCTTCGTCGAAGACGATGAGGATTCGCTTGCCTTTGTTATGCATCCCGGCGAAGGCTTCGGTGTTCTTCTCTGACCAGGGCACCATGTCGATGCGCCAAGTGCGTTCGCGGGAGGGGTCTTTGGAGAGGAGAGCGGTGGCGGTGAGGGAGAAGTGTTCCCGGCCGAGGAAGAGGTTGAACCACTTGCCGACCTCGGCCCATGTTTTGGTCTTAAGTTGGTTCTCGGTGTTGGCGGTGACCACCCCGCGGGTATCGGGGAAGGTGGTGAAGGCCCAGAGGACGATCCAGGAGACAAGGGCAGATTTGCCAATGCCGTGGCCGGAAGCAACGGCGAGTTTGATCGCGGTGTTGGTGTCGATTAGGCCGTCGCGGATTAGGCAGAGGATGTCGCGTTGCCAGTCCTCAGGGCCGGAAAAGTTCTCTAAGGTGGTGCCGGTTTCGCCCCAAGGGAACGCCCCCATAACGAAGGCTAAGGGATCGTCTGAGACTTCGGCAAGCCAGCCTAGGAGATCGTCTGTCATCAAGCCCGCCTAAGCAGGCGTGGTGGAGCCGAGGGCGCGTCCCTGGGTTGAGGAGTTTGGGAGGAGGACGGTCCTGGCCCCACCACTTTCACTTCGACAAGCTTGGATCGCTTGCGGGCGGATTCAAGCTTTGCCGCGAAGTCTACATTGACATTGAGGTTGGTTTGCTTCTTCCCGTAGCCGAAGCGGTCGGCGGCATCGCGGGAGATCAGTGTTAGGTCGCGGATGGAGAGCTTGGCATCGCCAGACTCGGCATCTTCGAGACGTTCGGCGATTTGGGTTTCGGCCTTGAGCATGTTTGAGGTGGCCATGTCGTAGTAGTCGTCTACTTGGTCAAGCCAAGCCTTGGTCACCATCCCACGGTATTGTTCGATCAGTTCGATGAAGGAGGGGTCCTTGGTCAGCAGCTGCGCGCGGGTGTAGGAGTAGCCAGCGCGGGGAGCGGCGTCGATGAGTTTTAGACCTGAGGCGAGAAGCCGAGCTAGGCGATGGTGGGGGTCTTTGATTGCTTGAACGACAGGCATTGGCCTAGGCTCGCGAAGCACAGCGAGGTCGTCGCGGGAGAGGACTCGCACCTCCAGGATTTCCTTCTTACTCGGAACCTTCCCACGCGCAATCATAACCGCCTCGCAAGATGGGGGCCGGGGGGAGAGGCTTTGTTCAAAGTGAGGGATACGGCTCCGATTACGAGGTTGATCGGCGCGACGATTTTCTCCTGGGTCTTCAGCATCTGGTTCAGCCTAGGCTTGTAGCGGTCGATCATTTCGCGTTCGAGGGCATCCAAGGCTTCCAACATACAAGGCCGGATCAGAACCTCGTCGAAGTAAATCCCCTTCACCGGCGATAACCATTCCGGCGTCTGGCGACCCTTCCGCTTGCTGATGTAAAGGTTCCGGTGGGTGTAAATCCGCGCAATCATCGCGCGAGACTTCCCCACATAGATCACCTTCCCCTTCGCCGCCAGGAGATACACCCCGGCCTTGAGCAGGGGACTTACATCAACGAAACCTTCCAACTGCATTCGCCAGTCCTCGACCTCCCCCGACCATATACCAATCCCCAGCGAAAGTCAAGTAGGCCCAAGTTCGAAATTATGAAATTTTATATAATAGGGCCTTCGCCCAAGCCAAGTTCAAAAATCGCATATCGGGCTGAGAGGACCGGTTTAAAAATATAGTTTCGGTCTGAGAGGACCTCTGCGCCCGATTCGCCCGACGAATTTTGGCCTAGGGGGTCGGCCGAGGGAGGGTATTGCAGGAAGCGTGCCAGGGAGGAATGCGGGGCGAGCATGGCTGGGTTGCAGGAATGCACCGCGAGCGCCATCATTCCGCCACAATCGGGGTGCAGGGTTGGAACGTCACCAGGGCAATGAAGCCCAAACATAGGAGTGTGACATGATCCTTCAGGACTTGACGCAAGCGCAGCTAATCGCCAAGTATGAGGCATTGCAGGCGCAGCTTAAGGCGGCTAATGCCAGCCGCAAGCTGTCGTTCAAGGTTAGCGAGAAAGGCTGCGTTTCAGTGTATGGAATGAATAGCCGCGGTGTGCATCTGTACGCTACTCAATGGGGGAAGATACTGGACAACGCGGAGGCTATTCGAGCGTTTATCTCAGCCAATAAGGAATTGCTGTCGTTCAAGACTGAGACAGACCGCGATAGCATCTAACCCGTTCCACAAATGTTCTGCAACGCGCCAGGATCACCCCTGGCGCGTTTTGCATTCTGGCCGCTAGGGTGATAGCCGAGCCATCGCCAAATCGCCTCCAGCCGCATCCCCAGCCGATTGCGCCCACATCCATCGCCGATCCGCGCTCGATCCCTACAACCCGCCTCAAGCGCCTCTCATATCCCCCTTATCTCCTGTACTCCCCCAACCCTCCATCCGTTTCCCTTTAGGCTTGAGTCCACACACACATCTCACAAACAGACCCAACCCTACGGGTTCCCTAAGATACGTGAATGGTTAGTCGGGTTAAGGGCTTAAGGGGAATATGAGAGGAGGATAAGTGGTACGGTAGAGAAAATAATGCTTGACTTTCAAGGGGTTAGGGTGTATAGTGAACCTGTTAGAATGGAGATTGGTGATGGGCGGGAGATTCGCTAAGGGTGCGGAGGTTATTGCGGAGCATGAGGGGAGAATGCGGGAGGCTAGGCTGCGCAGGCTGAGGGAGACTGATGATTTTCAACAGGCTGCGCCAGAGCCGGGGATAGTGATCGAGCGGCTTGCGAATACAACACCGTTGCCAAAGACCAAAGCAGAGCTTACTGAGGCTAATGACAAAGCCATCCGCAAGCGGATACTCTATTCGACCCTTCCCCGATTGTTGCAAAAATGACACATGCGTTGGGTGCATAGCTGGGTTGCAATAATAACATATCGTTCCCGTTTCGTCCGTGGTACAATTGTGGCCAGAACTCAGGAGGCGATCATGGCTATGACTGACTTCAATGTGTATGAGTTGGTAGAGCATGATGATTATGTCACATTGCCTAATGGTTCTAGGTTCAAGCGTGTTACTCGTAGGCTGGTTAAGACATTCGCCACGCTGGATGAGGCTTTAGACTATAAGCCCAATCCTGGCGAGGGTTATCTTATAACAATGGAATAACCAATGCCTACCTGGATCATAGTCCATCGCTTTAACAAACGCCAAACGATCCGTTCGGAGTGGTATCCAGCTTGGTATGCGATGGGTTGGAGATTGGTTTAGCTTTCTAATCCTATCAGGCCATCGCGGTCTGGGCTGTTTGACAATGGCTAGTGCGATCCCAAGGCTAGGGCCGGGGTTAAGATAGCACAGCCTACATACTAGGGAAATGCCAGAGGTGGCTATCCCATCGGATGCTGGATTAGCCTAGCGTGGGCAACGCAGGGGTAATCAATGATCTTAACACCAGGAGATAAGAATGTAGTCCACAATCTTCGTGGTCAACACCCTCAAGGATTGGCAAACTACAGTGACGAGGTAATAGCCTTAGCTTGGCGTATATTCTCTCAGAGTGATGAACACACTGGTCATCCATCTGAGGAATTGTTTGTTGAATGGTGCAAGATAGCCGAAGAAGAACTGAAATAACCACTCCCCACGCTAGACTTATCCAGCATCTTGTGTGCGCAGCACTGACTGTGGGCAACCGTGGTCTATGCTTCGCACTGTGCGGATTGTATAACCCTGGCGCAGCCTGAGGGCATTACCATGAACCTAAAACCTTTCTACCATCTGCAAAATCCACAATGGCGTGTAGTCTATCGTCCACATAGTCGCTGGTTTGTGCAGCGATTATCGGACCACAAGGCAAGTCGTGAACATGATCCTTGGGAGGATATAGGCAGACCCAAGGATGATAAAGAACAGGCCATGAAGTCAATGTACCGTATGCTGCCTCTCGTTCTTAGAGCTTAACAAACATTGCGCCAGAGTTATACAATCCTACCAACCCGGCGGAGGGAGGAGGGAATTCCCCCCTTCCCTCGGCACTCCCGCCACGGTATCTCTCCCCCACGGATACCGTTCTCCCTCTACCGGGTTGGCGGGGGATTGTGCAGGCGGGGGCTAACGCGACCTCTCTATCCTAGAGGTAGGATTTGTATGGGCTGAAAAGCCTAGCATAGCGTTAGCTCCTCCCTGTGCAATCCTGCACAGCCAACACCAGACGAAAGAATGGACGTTAGCTAGAGGTTACCTGTTAGGGGTAGCTCCCCTTCCATTCCTCTGTGATGCTAAGCAATCGCCCATTGAGCGTCTGGTGCTAACGGACAGAAAGGAAACTCTATGTCCGATACTACCCAAGGGGAAACCGCAACCGACAATCCCACGACCGAAGCTCCGGCTGGGACTGTCCTCCGCGTTCCCGTTACCAAGGCTAAGGGTGGCTTTGTAGAAATCAATACGGCTGAGTTGCCGGATGATGTCTACGCTGAGGCTCTGGCCCTGGGGGTCAAGGAACTTGCAAATCGCAAGATGAGCAAGATTACCAAGGCCCAATATCCTGACGCGGATGAGCTAAAGGCCGCTGCTCTGGCTCAGGCTCAGAAGAATGTCGAGGATATCAAAGCCGGTAAGATTAAGTTTGCGGGGAAGTCCTCCGCAACCAAAGTCTCCGGTGCCGAGAAGACCGAAGCTATGCGGATCGCTCGTAATCTGATTAAGGATACCCTGAAGCGGGAGAAGATCAAGATTTCTCACGTTAAGGCTTCCGAGATCACCGCAGCGGCTAAGGTTCTCTTGGAACAAGACCCCAAGATCATGGAGCAAGCGAAGGCAAATCTCGCCGCTCGCGATACCATCGGTACTGGGTCGATCAATATCCGGGCCTTAATCCATGAGGACCCGGCGCTAGTTGCGAAGGCTGAAGCTAAAGCGGCGAAGGAGAAGTCTGGAACCTTGTCTGCTAAGCAGGCAGGGATGACCAAGAAATCCAAGCCGGGAGCTTCTGCAACGCAGCACTAATAGGGGATAAGTCTCCCCTATCCTTCCGGGGCCAGCAGTCCCAACGGTGGCGAGCAATACGGCATGAGATCGTGTGGCCAGAGATAGTATCAAGGCGGCACACTCCAGAGAAGCCTAGGATCACCACCGCCCTTCCCCTTCCACACCCAAAGGAGACTTCACATGAGTGATGGAAACACGGCTAGTGGCAATGCCACCCTTAGCCCCATCCCTACGGAGAGCGAAATGGGCCATATCAGACAAATCTTCGATCGCGCAGCCAATGCGATTGTCCAAGCGTCTGAGTTGGCGGTTAAAGTTTCAGAGCTTAGCCATCGGGTTGATGAGCTTAACTCTGAAATGGAGAAAGTCCGCCGGAACAATCTCTGGCTGGATGAACAACTCACCACCGTTCGCGACCAGCGAGACACCGCTAAGCGCGAGGCAAGCGAAGCCAAGGCAGAGCTTGCGAAGGTTAATTCCGAACTGGACATAGCCCATAGCCGGGTGAATGCCCTTGAGGGTGATATCCAACACCACAAGGATCGCTTGGCTCAAGCAATCTCCGAACGCGATGACTACGGCCTGAAGCAGATGGAGACTTCCGATGCCTTGGCCGCGGCTACGGCCAAGCTGTCGAAGCTCCGAGAGGCTTTGGGTGTGGAGGAGGAGAAGCATGAGCCGGTGGCGCAGCCTGTTCATACTCCGCCGCAGGCTCAGTCAGAGCCGATTCACTATCAGGAACTGCCACAGTCTCCTGCCCATGAGCATGATACTGGCGAAGCCAACGAAGCCCCACATCGGGTCTATGAAGACGAAGCCGGGTATGATTATACCAAGCCTTCGCAATACGACATTGGCCGCAACCGCTACTGGCAATACCAGTAGAGCTTAACCAAGCCCCTGGAGGGGAACACTCTCCAGGGGAAAGTTATAGGTGGAGCATGGTAACAATAACAATCAATATGCCTGATGGTACAGAAGAAACGTGGCAGAGAACTGATATAGACTATAGGAAAATGGTTTACGCCGTGAAAGTTCTATACCCTGGATGGTCCTCAATAGTTATCACGATCACTGCCCCGGTTGTCACTGCTACTGCTATATGAATGACCCTAGCCCTGGGAGCATCCCCCGCTCCCAGGGCTATTTCTATATGTCCACTACCGTACATATCCCCTCTCCAGCTAACCTGCGAAGGCAAAGTTCCAATCCTGCCTTGGTAAAATTATAAGGGGAAACTTTTCCCTTGACTTTCACGTCGGAATAGGATATAATGGCTGTATAATGGGGAGCTAAGCCATGCGAACCTGCGCCAGAGATGATCTAGGTTTCCCTCTCAACCCTTCCCATTGCCTATTTTGCCGGGCGCTATCTCTCCACTTGAACTCCCTCGAAGTCTCCAAGGTGCTTGGGCCTGGTGGTATCGCGTCCCGCCCAAGCACCTGCGGGGATGCGGAGGAATACTCCGGCGAGGCGGATAGCCGAGGGATGGACAGCCGAGGGTTTAACAAATGAGCCACCTATACAACCTCCGTTCAACCGCCCGCAGCGTAGACTTCACCATCACCAAATTCGACGATGACCTCAATCCCATCGAAGGCTCATCCTACATCGTCTCCGAAACCGGCTGCACCTGCCTACAAGGTCACAAGCCAACCTGCCGCCATCGGAAGATGCTTCCGTACTTCCTTTCCGACCCGAAGAAGGTCGCCCGATTAGACACCGGCTGGTTTCTCGATTGGGACACTCGACAATGGAAAGACCCAACGGGGATTGAGTATGCTAAGATTTGTGATAGGGCAGAGGAGATACTATCGGGGGAAACTGCTTCCCATGCAGGTGAAGGGCCTGGGCCGTCCACGCTCGCGGCCGCTAATTTCTCTAGCCCTTCCGCAAGTGGCCGTGGCCAGCCTGCGCCAGCTTCCCCAATCGAATTAGAAATCACCCAGAACCTAATCATCCCCACTCCACCCAAGCTCAAGAGGCGGATATGAGCGCCCAAGCCCTAACCACCGCCGCGCCAACCTGGGCTCGTAGAGTCTGGGCCGACGCTACTCATATATTTCTCGAAATCCCCTGCAAGGATGGTCCTCCCTTCATCCAGAAATACTCCAAATCCGAAGGTGGCCTATCCAAGGCCCTGGACCTAATCTGCCTCGCCTTTCGCCAAGAGTCCCCGCGTGGTGGGAGCTATCCCTTGCTCAAACATCCCCGAACCCAGAAGCCAGGGATCAATAACTTCTCCCAGGAACAACGAGATCGTGCCAGCGCGGTGTTGAAGAGGTTGAAGATTACATGAGGGATGTTCAACCTGACGGCCCCATCGGCTGGTGCGGATGGATTGGCGCGGTGGTGCTATGGCCAGCATTCTCCGCCTGTGTGATCCTGGGGATTTTAATCATAATCGCTTCAGTGTGTAGGTGCTAGATGGGTGAGCCTTTCCTCATCGCCCACAAAGTCCGCGGCGAATCCGCCTTCGACATTGCGGAGCGGTGTATGATTGGCGATGAGGAGGCGTGGATCATTTCTACCTCGGGACATAGAGCCTATCCTTATTGGACACATTCACTAAATGGACTTTGTGAGGAGTTTATTATCTCTGACATGCTTGAAGATATGCCCGAAGGCCACCCAGATCACTACCCCACCAACCCCACCAAACCCCCACCCCGCACCGGCGGCAACCTGCTAGCACGGCTGGGGCTGGTGGTTAAACCGGAACCGATTAAGCGGAGGCTTTGAATGGGAATCCCCACTAAGGGCGAAGAATTTGCTAAACTCATTGAATACCTCCGCCTCGCTGCCGAGTCCGCCGCCATGCTAGCCCACCTTGCCAACAACGACGGGGCGAAGGGCAGGCGGATGGCAATAGGTTGGCTGGGAGTAGAACAAACTTTGAAATTGACTGTAAAGGCTGTTACAGACATGGCGACGAAGGGGCTACAATGAATAAGCAATTGCTAAAGGTAGTTTGTGATAATCTAACAGAATGGGTAATCAAAAGTAATATGGAATCTATTCCACAAGATAAGAAACTTAATATAATCATGATGAGCCTTGCGGATATCTGCGTTGCGCTTGCAACAGATGGAACTGAGAAGTCTATCGAGGAATTCCATGCTAACAACTGAACACCAGCAGACTGAGGAGCAGAAGCATATCCTCGAACGTGCTGTCTCCAACACCGACAACCTCATGCTCAACGCCCTGGCCGGTTGCGGGAAAACCACCACCCTAGAAATGATCGAACGCGAAGTCGATACCAAACCCATCCTCTACCTCTGCTTCAACAAAAAGAACGCCGATGAAGCTACCGACAGGATGCTCTCCACCACGACAGTTCGAACCTTCAATTCCCTTGGGCACCGCATTTGGGCCAAAGCCTGTGCAAAATCCTCCCTCTCCCTCAATCCCCGCAAATCCCAGGAAATCCTCCGTGAAATCATCCAAGCGGTCCCGAAAAGGGATCAAGGGCCGATCTGGGAAGTCTTCTGGGATGTCGTCGGAGCAGTGGGTTTGGCGAAGGCAATGGGGTACGTTCCCGAGGGAGTTTTCCCAACCGCCCGCCGACTCTGCACCCAGGGCTCCTTCCACTCCGCCCTCGACGAGCCCCCAGACGACCTCGTCTCCGATCTCATCGATGCGGTCCTTACGCGAAGCATTAAACAATCTTACGCCGGTACCATTGATTACAACGATCAGATATACATGCCCGCACTGTTTGGCGGAGCATTCCCTCGATTTCCCCTCGTTAAAGTTGACGAGTACCAAGACCTCAACCCCACCAACCACGCGATGTTGGATAAGCTTGTTAAACACCGTCTCATCGGTGTCGGGGACCCTTGGCAGAATATCTACGGGTTCCGCGGTGCCAAAGCGGAAGGTATGGCGGAGGCGCAAGCGAACTTCAAAATGACCCCCTGCAATCTCTCCACCAGCTTCCGCTGTCCTTCGGAGATAGTCAAACACGTCCACTGGCGAGTGCCGCACTTCAAATGGATTCGCGAGGGAGGGTCGGTTGAGCAAGCCACAAAGATTCCTGGTAGTTCTATCAGTGACAATGCAGCTATTATCTGCCGGAACAATGCACCCCTATTCCGCTTGGCCCTTAGTCTTCTTAGCCATAAGCGGTCTGTGTCTGTTGCTGGTAGCGATGTCGGACCAAAGCTGCTAGCGATGATGAAGAAGCTGGGGGCAGAGGATGCTCCGCAGGCATCCTTCCTCTCCGCTATCGAAGATTGGCGAGCGGAGAAGTTAGCTAAAGGCAACGCCTCCGCCTCCGACCTAGCCGACTGCATGAAAGTCTTCGCCGGGTTTGGTTCAACCAAGTCCCAGGCGATCTCCTATGCCGAGCATCTATTCGCCCAGAAGGGCTCCATCCGACTCCTCACCGGGCATAAATCGAAGGGGCTAGAGTTCGATACCGTCTACCACCTCGATCCTTGGCTCCTGTCAGATACCGAACAGGACAAGAACCTCCGGTATGTAATCTCCACCCGCTCTCGCGATCGCCTGATTGAAATCGACTCACGGAACATCCAATGGTAGCCATTCGCCACGGCTTCATCAAAGACTACAACTGGTCCATCAAAGCCGTAGGCAGAATCAAACGCGGCCGCCGTTCAATAGAAATCCGCTTCTCCGAACCGCTCTACGCCGCCATCCTCGCCGAAGCCAAGCTCCGCGAATGGTCCTTCTCCCACATGGTCCGCCACCTCTGTGAAGCTTCTATAAATGGAATAGAATAATGACAATCTCCAACTCTCGCGGCTCGTACAAAGACTGCTTCGATGTCTACAACGCCGCTCTGGAGGACCCAGAGGGCGTCCGGATCAAGGTCAAGGACTACTCCCAGGCGGTGTTCTTTCGTATGCGGATGCATAAGGCGCGGTCGATCGTTCGGGAAGAATCCAAGGATATCTATTCCCCTGGCGATCCAGGATACTCCGTCACGGTCTATGATCCGCTGGTGGTGAGAATCCGCGCTGCCGATGGCGATGCTTGGTACGTCTATGTAGAACAACAGGGCCTGAACCTTGGCGAGATCGAGCCGCTATCAAAGATCGAAGAGGAGGAAGACCGAGTCCTCCCACCGCCAACTCGCCAGCTGATGATCGAGGCCCAGCCAACTGAGGTTAAGATTGAACGGGTACAAAGGAGGCTTTGATGAACCCCAACCCCGCCACCCTCCTCCCTCTATGGCACCGGGCTCTCGCCTCTGAAATCGGCATCGCCATCCGCACCAACGACCGGCGATGGTTGCAGACCGCGTTATATGAAGCCCGATCCAGGGCTAACGATCCGCAGCTGGAGAAGATCATGCTGGTTATGCCAGGGAAGGATTTAGAAGGGAACCCCTCTCAGGAGGTGATGATGTTGAAGAAGCAGGTGGAGCTTGAATCATGAGTGATCCCACCACCACCCTCGACGAGCTAATGGACCGCAATCCCCTCGAACTCTCCAACCAAGACATCGATCAGATCATCGCCTACCAGCGCAAGCAACGGGCGGCCCTTGCCGACTCTCCCACCCGCGGTAGGGCTAAGAAGGAAACCGGCCCTGGGGTCAAGGTGGACCTAGCGGCCCTGGGACTTCTACCAAAGCCCGCGCCGGTGGGTGTGGTTAAGAGGCGGCTATGAATAAAGAGATTTGGAAGCCTATACCATTTGCGCCACAATATCAGTGTTCCTCGTTTGGCCACATTATAGGCAAAAGAGGTAGTTTGCTTAATCCGACTGTTTCAGATAGAGGATATCTCGTATGCGATTTACATAAAAGACAATATAGGGTAAATCGTATAGTTTGTACGACATTTCATGGAGAACCACAAACCTCATTGCATCAAGCAGCACATAAAGATAGTAATAAAGCCAACAATCACAGCGACAACCTGTACTGGGCAACACCTCTAGAGAATGCTGCCGATCTCAAGGCTACAAACAAGAACAATGGCGAGAATAGTTTTGCTGCCAAACTTACAGAGGTTCAGGTTATTGAAATACGAAAACAACATGCAGAGGGCTATTCTATCGTTTTAATAGCAAAAGATTTTCCTGAGGTTGGATATGCTGCTATATCACATATAATTCATCGACGCTGTTGGAGGCATATTCCATGAACGAATTAGCAACAGTTTCCTTGGTAGATAGGGATGCCCCAGCGGCAAGTCCCTATTTGCCAGGAACCCAGGTGCAGTTTGCTTGGGATTCAACTTCTCTTGGATATTTGAAAGTTTGTCCGCGCCTCTACCAATATACTATGCTCGAAGGCTGGGCACCCAAGGACGAATCAGTCCACCTTCGGTTCGGGATCGAATACCACAAGGCCCTGGAAGACTACGATCGCCTGCGAGCAGATGGAGCGGATCATGAGGAGGCTACTCAGACCACCATTCGAGAACTCCTCACCCGTACCTATGGCTGGGAGGTAGATGAGGATACCAAGGCGGGGAAGTATAAGAACCGCGCTTCCCTCCTCCGAACAGTATCCTGGTACCTGGACGAATTCCAACACGACGCTGTTACTACCGTCCTCCTCTCCGATGGACGACCGGCGGTGGAGTTGAGCTTTCGGTTTGAGTTAGATTGGGGGCCAAGCTTCAATACTGTAGTTAAATCTAATATAAAGACAGCTATGACTGGCGACCCCCAACCCTACCTCCTCTCCGGTCACCTCGACCGCGTGGTCAACTTCGCCGGGGCCACTTTCGTCATGGATCGCAAGACCACCACCACCACCCCAGGGCCGTACTACTTCAACCAGTTCGAGCCCAACAACCAAATGACCCTCTACACCCTCGCCTCCCAAGTCATCCTAGCCTCGCCAATCAAAGGGGTCATCATTGACGCCGCACAGATTCTTATTGACTCTAGCCGTTTTGTTCGTGGGATTACTTACCGTACCCCCGATCAGTTGTCGGAGTGGACAGGCGATCTACGATACTGGCTCTCCGTGGCCGAGGGGTATGCTGAGAATAACTACTGGCCGATGAATGATACCGCCTGCGATAAGTTCGGCGGGTGTCGGTTTAGGGAGGTGTGTTCTTCCTCCCCCCAGGTTCGGGAAGCGCGCCTTCGCGCCAAGTTTACAAAGCAAGAAGAAGGGGAACGATGGAATCCGATCAAGCCAAGGTGAGGCACATAATCAACACCTCAGTAATCGACGTGAAGGTAATTGGGGAACATTGGTTCGTCCACTTCGACGGATCGCGGGAATCCCTAGCCTTCTGTCACAAGTCCGAGGATACACCGTTTGCAATCGGGGATAAGATAAAGATTTCTTTTGAAAGGATAGCGGATGCCCTCCCTAGCGAACCATCAGTCTAATGAGTTTACCAAGCTTCTGTTGATCGGCGATTCCAAGTCTGGCAAGACCGGATCGCTTGTCTCCCTAGTCAAGGCCGGATATAAACTCCGCATCCTCGACATGGATAACCTGTTAGAGGTGTTGAAACAGTACGTCCTCCGCGAATGTCCGGAGCTAATCGGCAATGTCGAATACCGAACCCTCCGCGACAAGCGAAAGGCATCTGCCGCAGGTTCAATCATCGACGGGCCGCCTAAGGCCTTCGTCGAGGCCTTGAAGATGCTGGACCATTGGAAATACGACGATGTTGATCTCGGCCGCCCAGCGGATTGGGGCCCAGACTGCATCCTAGTCATCGACTCCTTCTCTCGCCTTTGCGACTCCGCCTACGACTTCCGCGAGCCGATGGCACCGAAGGGCAAGGATGGCAAGGCCGACGGGCGAATGATCTACTTCGATGCCCAAAACGCAGCCGAGGATGTCCTGGCCTCCCTCACCTCCGATGGCTTCCGCACCAACGTAATCGTCATCGCCCATGTCATGTATATGGATATGCCCGATGGGACGAAGAAGGGACTTCCACAAGGGATCGGCTCTGCCTTATCCCCGAAAATCCCCCAATACTTCCCGTCGATCGTACTTTACACCAACAAAGGAGGCAAACGCACCTTACAAACCAACTCCACCCCTCTGATCGACCTCGCCAATCCGAAACCCTTCGCGATGGCTACAAGCTATCCGATTGAAAGCGGACTCGCGGATTTCTTCGAGGTTCTCAGAGAGGCACCTGAACCGAAACCGACTGAAAATAAACCCAAGCTAATCCTAAGGAAAGCTTAAAATGGCCGAACCTAACTTTGGCGCAATATGATTTATGATAAGCAGTATATCGAATCTCGTATTGTCATAACCAAACAAGGTTGCTGGGAATGGCAAGCAGCTAGAGATAGGTATGGCTACGGGTTGGTATCAAGGCGTTCCAGTGGAGAATCGTTAGCACACAGATTGACTTGGAGAATATACAACGGTTCTGCTGAACATTTGTGTGTTCTTCACAAGTGCGATAATCCACCCTGCTGCAATCCAGAACATCTATTTCTAGGATGGCAAGCTGAGAATATCTGGGATGCCATGTCTAAAGGAAGGAAGTATATCCAACCTTCCAGAATAACGCTAGAGGTTGCATCGGATATTGCAGCCAGATTACAAAGGGGTGAGAAACAAAGGGACATAGCTAAACTGCATAACATATCTGAATCCCACCTGTCAAATCTGAAACATCAAATCTTAAAGGAACATGCAAATGGCTGAACCAAATTTCGGAGCCATACTTGATAGGCCCTCCTCCGAGATCGAGCGTCCGAAACCTCTCCCTGTTGGGCATTACCTCACGGTAACCCAGGGCCTGCCTCGCTTCGATAAGTCAACGAAGAAGCAGACCGAGTTTGCGGAGTTCACCTTGAAGTTCCTCCAGCCACTCGACGATGTGGACCCAGAGGAGCTTAAGACCTTCGGCGAACTCACCGACAAGACCATGACCCACACCTTCTACCTGACGGAGAAATCCGCCTATCGCCTGAAGGAGTTCATGGTGGAGGACTTGGGGATCGAGGAAGCGGATACCCTCAGGGCCATGATCGACGAGACGCCCAATCGACAGGTGGTGGTACAGATCAAGCACACCCCATCGGATGATGGGAAGTCGATGTACGCGAACATCGCCAGCACACAGCGGGCGGAGTAGTCATGCGTTGCCCCCGGTGTTATTGTGAAATCAATACCGCACCGGGGGCAATTACCTTTTGTTGCATGGCGGATATAAAGGATTGTTGCATGGCGAATATAAAGGAATGCTGGATGGGTGACGATCTTAGGTCTGAAGGTGTTAGAAGGTATCAGGAAGAACTCGCGAAGCCTGTTCAAACAAGGGACGCGCTCTTGGTTGAGCGGGAGAAGACCCACGGAGACTTCGAACTCATCGCCGCTTTGTCTCAGGACTTGAAAAACGTTTTGCATAAGTGGAATACTGCGGCGAACTTCAGTCCTCGCAAGATGGAAGCCCTTGAGATGATTTGTGTTAAGATAGCCCGTGCAATGCATGGCAATCAATCAGTGAAAGACCACTGGGACGACATCGCCGGGTATGCCAAGCTGGGATCGGAAGCCTGTGACGGCTAAGCCCCCCATCTTCCTCCTCGGCGAAGCCATGGGCGAGAACGAGAAGAAGATCGGCGCAGGCTTTGTCGGTTCCTCCGGCATCGAACTCCTCCGAATGATGGACGAGGCCAATCTCATCGAACTCACCGCCGAGGATAGATCATTCCTTTCCAAATACTACGACACTTCCAACCCCACCCACATCGACATGATCTGGCGACTCCATCCTGAAGTCCACCGCTCCAACGTCTTCCAACAACACCCACCGGGGAACCGGATCGAGGCATTCTGCGGGGGAAAAACCGAAGCCATCTACGGCTACCCCGCGTTGATTAAAGGCAAGTACGTTAGGAAGGAATTCCAACATGAACTCGAACGACTTGGCGATGAACTTGTCTCCATTAATCCTAACCTTATCGTATGTCTGGGTAATAGTGCCCTGTGGGCTATGGCAGGCAAGACGGGAGTATCCAAACTCCGAGGGACCACTAGTGTTAGCACTCATACTGTGGATGGCTTTAAGCTGCTTAGCACTTACCACCCTGCTGCGGTTCTTCGCCAATGGGAGCTAAGACCGATCACGGTTATTGATTTGATGAAGGCCGCGAGGGAGGCGGAGTATCCAGAGGTACGACGGCCCAAGCGGGAGATTTGGATTGAGCCGGGGATAGAGGACATAGAAAGGTTTGTCGATGCGCACGTACTTGGATGTAGAATCCTTTCTGTTGATATTGAAACGAGTGGATCACGAGTCACATGTATTGGCTTCAGCCCTTCATCCTCCTTGGCGATCGTTATACCGTTCGATGACACCAGAGCAAAGAGCCGAAGTTACTGGAATGATGTTAAGATCGAGCGCACAGCTTGGTTACTTGTACGACGAGTTCTTGAGGATAAGTCTATACGAAAATCCTTCCAAAACGGACTCTACGATATAGCATTCCTCTGGCGAGCCTATGGCATTCCAGTGCTTGGCGCAGCGGAGGACACTATGCTCCTCCATCACTCACTCCAGCCAGAATCGCTCAAAGGCCTTGGATTCCTCGGCTCAATCTACACCGACGAGGGAAGCTGGAAAAGCGATCGTAAAGGGACGGAAACGATAAAGCGAGACGAATGAGAATCATCAACACCGCCACCATCCAACCAACCGACCTCCGCACCCAATGGGAACGTGATCAAGTCTACAACGGTTTGGACACATGCGTCACCGCCGAAATCCTCGATCAACTCCTTCCCCAACTCGACAACCACACCGCTGCAACCTACAGATTTTCCAAAGACCTCCAAGGCCCGGCGCTGGAAATGCGTCTCCGCGGAGTCCTAATCGACAAAGCCCGAACCGCCGAGGTTGTAGATGAATATTTCGACAAACTTGAAATCCTCCAGCGCAATCTCGAGCGCATCGTCCTTGAGGGTGTGGGCCTCCGCTCTTTTAATTGGCGTTCCAATCGCGACTTACATGAACTCTTCTATGACCGATTACGAATTCCAGTTATTAAGAAAGGTGGCCGCCCAACAGTTAATCGAGAAGCCCTCGAACGTATGGAGTCTTATCTTGTCGCGAAGCCTATCGTCGCTCACATTAAGGCAATGCGGGATATTGGGAAGAAGATTAGCGTGCTTAAGACAGAGATCGATCCCGACGGGAGGATTAGAACCAGCTACAACATCGCGGGTACAAGCACTGGTCGCTTCTCCTCATCCTTCTCCGAGTTTGGTACCGGTGGTAACCTCCAGAATGTTGAGGAGAGTTTAAGATCGATCTTCATTGCCGATCCTGGGATGAAGATGGCGAAGTTTGATGCGAAGTCAGGGGAGAGCTACTGTGTCGGAGCGATCGAATATAATCTCTTCCAAGATTCCAGATACCTGGACGCCTGTGAGTCAGGCGACCCTCATACAGCTACTGCAAGAATATGCTGGCCTAAGCTCCCATGGACTGGTTCTATCACAGAGGATAAAGAGATTGCCGAACAGCCGTACTACCGTCATTATACATATCGCTTTATGTGTAAGAAACTCGGTCATGGTTCAAACTACGGCGGCAAAGCCCAAACGCTCTCCGCCCAAGCCAAAGTCCCCATCACCGTAGTCTCCGACTTCCAACCCAAATACTTCTCCGCATTCCCCGCTCACCTCCAATGGCACAGGCATGTAGATGACACGCTTCGTCGTTACGGCTATCTTGTTTCACTCACTGGTCGTAAGCGTTGGTTTTTTGGCCGTCGTAATGACGATAGCACCCTCCGCGAGGCTATCGCCTACGATCCACAATGCTCGCTTGCCGACATCGTTAACACTGCAATGCTCGCCATCTGGCGACGGAACATCGCCATCTTACTCATGCACGATCACGACGCCCTCACCGTAGAATACCCAGAGGAAACTGAATCCGAAGTAATCCCGCTACTACTCGACGCGCTTAAGGTTCCAATCCAACTAGAACATAACAGAACACTTCTTATCCCATACGACTGCAAGGTGGGTTGGAATAGAGGGGAGTTTAATGAGAAGAATAATCCCGACGGGCTCCGGGACTACGAAGCCTCCGCCGAAGCTAAACGGAAGCGGAGCAAGAGCTTGCACCTCTTGGACAGGAAGATTCGTTGAAGAGACGGCTAATCTTGATTCGCCGGAAATCTTCCGCCTATGGTCAGCCATTGGCGCGATCGCGGCAACTGTGGAGCAGAAGGTATGGATAACTACATCGTCCGTTCTTTACCCGAATCTATACACATTCCTCATTGGCCACCCCGGTACAGGCAAGACGCGCTCGGTCCGTGCTGCGAAGGGCTACTTGAGAGAACTACCAGACTTCCATCTCGCACCGCCTTCACTTACGTTTGCGAGTCTTGTAGATACGTTGTTAGAATCGAAGAGGATGCTCGTGCGCCTACCAGAGGCGCCATTAGAATATAACAGCTTAATGATCGCTGCGGATGAGTTAGGGACTTTCATCCACAAGTACGATAAGGAAATGGTAGATGGTCTATCTGCGTTTTACGACCCTGATCCCTATGGACAATCCCGGCGCGGTAAGGACATACGAATTAAGATCAAGTCTCCTCAGCTTAATATTCTTTGCGGATCGACTCCTTCCAATCTCATGGAACTCATGCCAGAAGGAGCCTGGGGGCAAGGCTTCACCAGTCGAATTATCATGGTCTTCTCCGACGAGCGTCCCATTGGAGACGATTTCGCCGTCATCACCAGAGAGCTAAGTCAGGAGCTACTCCATGATCTCAAGATCATCAACGGGCTGGTCGGGGAGTTTAAAGTTACGGAGGACTACCGTAACTTGGTCAATTTATGGCGTGCCGAAGGAGAGGCGCCCGCTCCTAGCCACCCAAAACTCATACATTATAACACCAGACGGAGGGTTCATTTATATAAGTTATCTATGGTGGCATCACTTGATAAGTCTAATTCTCTGCTCCTCACCCGCGAAGACTTCAACACCGCCATGAACTGGCTCACCCAAGCTGAAACCCAGATGCCTGATATCTTCAAGGCTGGGGTGCCGAACTCCGATGCCGAAGCAATGAATGAAATCCAGCACTACGTCCTAATCAACGACGCGCTTGGGGTAGGTTTGCCGGAGTATAAAATAGTAAACTTCGCCAAGGACAAGGTCCCCAGCTATTCCGTCATGCGGGTGATTGAGATTATGGTTCGCGGGGGGATGCTGCTGGAGGCCGGGCAGGATCGGCGAACCGCGCAGAAGCTTTATAAGGCAGGCTAAGGCGCCTTCGACACTCCAGTTGCCTTTAGCTCCAGGTGTATAATTCTATTTCTTAAATCGTGTATCTGCGTATCAATCTCAGTCCGGTGTTTATTCAACTCTCGATATAACGTAATCTCTATATGCCGAAACCTACCTGACAACCATAGAACAATGGCGATCACCGACCCGGTCCAAGTCATGACCGAGCCAATGATCGCCAAGATAAGCATGGGCACGTCATTCATCACAGGTCGAGATTGAATTCGTCGATCTGTTGATCCAAAACCCCTTCCACAGCATCCAGATCGGAATCCGTTACCGTTCCGGTTTGCCCTTTCTGCACCAGCCCGGTCAAGGCCGAGATCGCCGGTGCGGCTGTCTGCCCCGCTGCCAACAACGCGGAGATAATCGTCATACCCTTCTCCACCAGGGCCAGGATTGCAACGGCATTCATTGGGCAACTCCATTCTGTGCAGCAACTGACTTAGCGGTGGCGATCAGGTCCGACAGGGCCGCGTAGGCAGTAGCCGCGTTAACCTGATCATTGTTCCGAACGAAGGCTCGGACCTGTTTCAAGTACGGCGGAATCTGCCGGGTGTATCCCTGGATTTTCAGGATGGTGGATTTGCAGGATACTGGGATAGCGCCCTTAGCGCAGGTTTGCTTATAGGCATTCAGCCCGGCGAATAGAACCACCGCGGATTGCTCAGCCTCGTAGAGCATAGGCTTGGTGATCGGGTTGGCGCCGGATAGGGAGGGGAGTTGGATGCTTGAGCATCCGGCGAGGGCGAGGGATAGTACCAGGGCTACCGTTTTCATTTGATCACCACATTGTCCGGAGTCGCTGCGTCAAGCGTTGCAACGCCAGCGACACCTTTGGCCAACTCTACAGTCTTAACCTCAGGCATTACCGCAACCTGAGAAACCAACGCCGACTTCCTGGTGCTTACCGCATTCCAGATAATCGCCGCGGCGCCTGCAACTGACCCAAGCACCATTGTCCAGGTTGCTGCATCGAAACCAAACACTCCCTTACCGGCTAGTAAGCCAGCAAGGAAAGCAACCATCGGTGCTGTCGTGGTTGTAGTCTGAGTGGTATTCATTCCCTTCTCCTTTGGTTAACGTGAAACTGCTTCGAAGTGCATCGGGTCTTTCCTGCCGTGATAATCCCCGCCCCAGAAGAATCCTTGGCGCTTGAAGGCGTTGATCACGATCATAGACAGGGTCCCTTTCATATTGAACCCATTCAACGCCGGGGCTAAGTCGATCGCACAGGCCCAGGAGTGATTGCTCCAGTTATTGCTCCCGGCGATATTCCGAATGTTGAAACACCCGCCGAAGTCACTAGCGCCAGTCTTATCCACCTGAGCCTGATCGCGCTTGCAGGCTTCCCATATCTCGGTGAATGCCAGCATCAACGCCGAGGCGATCTTCTTATGGACAAGAATCCCATGGACCAGCAGTTGCTTATCATAATACATCTTAAACGGCGGATTGATATGGATCAGATTCAACGCCTGCCATCCAGGGGAATGGAAGTCCCCATAGAAAGCATTCTTCGAAAGGGTGGTATCCTTGGGCCACTGATTCATCACTTCCCTCCTGCGTGTTGTAGCCATTGATCAAAGGTCCGGGAATGCTTATCGGTTTTGCCATACCGCAGGCCCACAGCCGAGTCCCAGGGGCCTTTAGGATGTTCCATCCCTTGGGAATACCGATAGAGGTATTCTAACGCTCGGCCTTCTTGGGCATTGGTTAGGCCGGTAAGGACACCAGTGGCGGCGAAACCATGTTTGATTATATTCCCAGCCTTCTCCCTGGTGAACGCTTGCTTGCCGTGGGAGAGGTCCCTTGCCAGATCGGTTCCGGCTTTCAGCGTTGTCCCTGCAAGGCCAGCCTGGGGATCGCGAACGTTAATGGCAGCACGAAGGAAATCTCTCACTCCGATCAGAGACGAACTGACCCCCATCGCCAAGGTCTTCGCGGCTTTCATTCCCCAGGAATCCTTCTCGGAGTTTGTGTATGGCGTGACTAGCTCCTCAATCACCGCCGGGGCGACTACATAGGAGAAGAACCCCCGGATCAAATCCGGCGCATGGCGAGTGGTGTCAACATCGCCTGACTTCTCTCCTCTTAGCATATCCTTCGCCTTCCACCCAAGCTCATATTGCTTCTGCTGCATGTGGGAGAAGAAGCCGTAGAGAGAGGAGAACCAAGCGCCAAGGGCATTGGTCCGGGCAATCGCAGGCTTGTTGGAAAGGACTGAGGAACCGTGGGCCCTTCGCACAGCGCGATCCGCTTCGAACACCGCTTCGCCTTCGTCCAGCTTGTCAGCAATTCCTTTCTTATACTTCGCCAGCCATGTAGGCACCGCGGATAGCAAATCCGAGATCGACACCGGCCCAGCCCCAGCCGACATCATAAACTCGCGATAGCTTCCGAACTTACTCTGCGCCCCACGGATGTTGATCTCGCTTCCATGTCCAAAGATTAGCTCGGAATAGTTCCGCATCCTCCGCTGAAGTTCCTCCGACTTATCCATCGCCATAGTCCAATTCTTCTTCCCAGTTCCATCATCCTTTAATAGGGAAGCGAACTCTCTGGCGAAGTTAACTGGGCCAACTTCGGTCAACGAGTTAATCGCCGCCGTAGGCCCATGCTTAAGCACGGTGGAGGGATTCAAACCGATCAAGGTGGCGATGGTGTTCTGTCGGAAGAACTCCAACGCCTGATTCCCCATCGACTCACTCAACGACTTAAAGTTCGACGCGTTGGCGATATCACGAAGGAATGGAATCATTTCCTCTGCCTGATGCTGGCCGAAGTGTTTAATCATATCCCGCTTGAATCCGGGATCGTAGAATACCTTCGACAACTGTAACACCGCCGGGCGCATGGCGATGTCGTGGATCATCTGCTTCATCCTAGCCGGGACGATGTCGAGATTAAGCTCCACCGGGGCGATGTATCCGGTTCTCCCCTTCGTATACCCCTGCGGAGTGGTGGCGCGGTAGAAGCCTTCTTCCTCTATCCCCCGGCCTAACAGCTTCTTACTCTCCCCCGGCCTCAGCGGATCGTACTTGATCGGGTTATACCATCCAGGGTACTCCCCAAACGGGGTCTGAATCGGCGTCAACGGCAGCTTCTGGATGTTCACCCCGGATATCTGATGCGACATCACATCCGCTTGGTCAAACAGATCGTTGAATATTTTCCCAATCGCCTGCGCCCGATCCCAGTCTTCCTTTGTAGTATGCTGACCAAGCCAATCCATGATCTGGGCAGGCTCAAGGTTATATCCCTCAGCCAGCTTCTTCATATTGCTTACGTTCCCGGCGTTCTGGAGAATCCCGAGAACATTCCGCCTGCGCATCACCATCGGCTGGGAGGTTATCGGATCGATAAATAACGCATTATCCACCAGCTTGTCGATCTGATCGATCTTCCCCACCTCAGCTATCCGCTTCTGGTAATCGCGAAGTAGGCGATCCTTGTAGTTGCTGGCTTCGGTGAAAGGTCGAACGATGTATTGGTTGAATACCCCCTTTGAGTTATCCCTATCCAATCGATTCATCATCGACTCAACGGTGATACCGGACCACCACCAGGACTTGCCATACTCGATGGCTTTCCTTGGCCGGTCTATCGGATAATCCCTCACCCCCAACGTCGCCATCTTCTCCCGCATCTGGCCCAGCACCTCCGCCAGATCATGCTTCTCGCCAGCCTTTTCTATCTGGAGTTCGTTCCGGCCGTTGAACGCCATAGCCTTGATGGCGTTGTTGACTTGTTCGAACTGTTCCACCGATAGGTCCCCTAGGTTCTTCCTGAAGGAATCCTGCTGGAGGAAATCCGGTACATGAAGGTCCCTAAGCCCATCCTCCTTCTGGGTAACGAAGTCCTCAAACGACTTATACCCATCCGCGGTGATGTTATCGGCGAGGTCTTGGATGCTTCGCTTGACTGGTTGGCCGACCTTAATCAACGCAGTCTGAATGAAATTCGTATACTCCTGCTTAACCGAAGCCACCTCACGGTTGGCGAACCGCTTTGCCGCTCGATCGAACTGGGCTTTCAGTTTCTCAATCCGCAACCCTTCCTTAGCTCGCAGCATCCCGATATACTGCTGCTGCTTGGCTCGAAATGCGTCGGCCCATTTCTCGGCCAGAAGCGCATCCTCAGCCTTCCGCCCTGCACGGCCAGCGTCAGCGAAGAACTTATCGGAGTCGATTGACGACAACGGTTGTTTACCCACGTCCTCAATAACCGCTGCCTTCAACTCCCCGCGCTTGATCGAGAACTCCATATCGTTCTTCAGGCCCAGCATGAGAACTTCTTCATGCAGGAGATCAAGCTGGGTCTGTGAAGCGACTTGGTCCTTTACCTCAGTCAGTGCGTCCTTCGGATCGTTGAACTTCTCTTTCAGCCGGGCTTCGGTTTCGATCTCAGACAGCCGATCAGCGAAGGCTCTGGGAGTCATCCCCGCCTGCCCCCGCTGGGCGGTGACTTCGGCCAACTGCGCGATCAGCGAATCGCCTGAAGTGTAACCAAACAACCCAGCAAGATCGTCAGGATTAATCCCATCTTTAGCCAGGTATTCCTTAGGTAGCGCAGCCTTCTGTTCATCGGAGAGGTACTCCGTTCCTAGCTTTGGTCGCTCTGTCAGCTTGTCCCCCAGGTAGGTCCCCTCGCCTAGCATAAGGTCCGCAGCGATTGCTGGGCGAGATTCAATCTCCGCCTGCGCCTGGGGACGGATTTCAGCCTGGGCCGCTTTCCATTCCTTCGTCTGCCTCCGGCGAGCGTCCTCAGCCGCAGCCTTCTCGGCATCCGCCACATCCTCGGCGTTTCGTTTGTCGATCAGTTTCATATACCGATCGTATTGCTTCTGGGTGAGCCCGATTGCCATCCCACGCTCGAAGGCATCCCGGTCTTCCATTCGGGTAGTGCCAGCCTGGGGGAGTTCGGGTTCCCTAGCGTGAGTCTTGGCCCCGGCCTCAGCCTCCTTAGGCTCCCTACCGCCAACCTTGCCGGATTCGATCTCTTGGAATATCTCCTCCGCCGAAAGGTCCTTGCCGAAGTATTGCTTCACCACTCTGGCGACTGCATCGAGGAGGGATTTGATCCTAGCAAAGGCCTTACCTAACGGGGTGGTAGCATCAGCGCCTGCGGTCTTCCATCCACGGAATTCCTCAGCAATCGCTTCCTCAAGCTTATCCTCCATCTTCAGCCCTTGATGGCCGTACTTATCCTCAATCTCATGCTTGTCGATCCACTTACCTTCCCTCGCAGCGCGGTTCAGGGTGAACCATTCTTTATCGGAGAGGAACCGTTTGAGTTCGTGGATCGCCTCATGGCGGAGGATGCCTGGGGCGCCTTCATCCAAGGCCAGCAGAATCGTAGGGCGAAAGCCTTCGTAGGATAGATGCGCCCCAGAATACTCCACCTTGGACTTCTGATCCCGAATCCCCTCCACCGGCTCGATATCAACATCGGTCAGGTTTAACTTAGCAATCTCCTTATCAACCGCGTCGAGGATTTCCCTTTGCTTCGGATTCAACTCCTCATCAGGAAGATGCTTCGCCTCCATCCCCGCGCCAACATCCTCCCATAGGCCGTGTTCGGAATACAACTTGGCGACTTCGTCCTCAAGATCAGCACTAAGCTTAATCGTAACCTTTCCCTTACTCTCCCAGGTCCCCGCCTTATCCCTAGCGCCGGATACCCGGAAACCGGAGAGTTCTTCCGCTTGAGGAAACTCTGCCTTCAACTGACGCAAGACATCCCGCATAGCCGAAGGCCCAAAGGCACGGATGGACTTCTCTCCCCCCGCCCCGCGGATGTCATCGACATAGAGGCGTTTGCCCCCAGCTTCCTCAGCGATTGATAAGGTGGCCGCGGTCTTACCTTCCTGATTCATCAGGTTGAAGGCATGCATAGGAGTGCCGGAAGTGCGATCCATCGCAGAGCCGACCTTGCGGAGGGCTAGTTTCCTCTCCTGGCCTAAGATTGGATCAAGTCCAGCAGCGGTGCGGATGGTAGTGGTGGGGGTATCCGGAATTAATTTCTCCTCATCTACCGCTGCCTTCGCCCGTTCCGCCAGCCCCTTCGCTTCCTCCCTAGTCACTCCCCCAGGCCGAACTCGAATATCATCCCGGAGTTCCTTCGCGATCTCCGGATCGACCTTCGCCAGCCAATCCGCAATCGGGACCTGGACATCCCCACCAGTGGCCTCAGCGGATTCTAATTTCTCCGCAATCCCAGGAACCCACCCAAGCACTCCGTCGTCTTCCAACGGAGCCTTGTCGCCATAGAGCTTCCGCACCGCTTCGGCATTGATCCCAATCTCGGCGGTGGTATGCTGACGGATGAACCCGGCAAAGCTCTCCGGCGATCGCTCCTTCGTCAGGCTCGTCTGTGACTCCTTCAACGCCTCATCCAACGTCTTCAGATCAAGCTCAGCCTGTTCCGCTTTAATCTTATCAAACGACGGATGGACACCAACAGGCGGTTCCTTTCCAGATTCAATATACGACTTCCCCGCCCTGATTGCATCAACCACCTGCGGATGAGGCTCCGCACCATGCCCCGGCTGGAGAAGCATGAACTCCAGCATCGCCGCGGTTTCCCTAGACAGCCGCTGGGCCGACATCGGGTCCATGCCACCTTGGATGCCGAGTTCCTCCACCCCAGCTTTAGCCCCAGCGATTGCGCCTGAGGCAAGCTTGGCCCCGAGTTCAATCGGTGCACCAAGGACAGACCAGAGGGAGTAGCCTAACCGGCTAACCTCGCCTTTATCTACCTCCGGACCAAGCCACTCGCCTAAGGTTCCGGAGCCGAAGCCTTCTTTGAATCCGGAGGCGGCCTTCTGGGCTATGGAGATTGGCGAGAATCCGCGGACTGATTCGGAGACTTTATCTAGGTTGGCATAATCATCGTTGGATAACGAAGCATTCAGCGGATGAGCGGCTAGGTAGTCTTGGATGTAGGAGTTCTGGGAGACAATCCCCGCTGCCAACCTTGTCTTATGCTGCTGTTCGAAACCTTCCAGGTCGCCGTGGATTACACTGGGATCAACCCCTGTCGATTGTCCTAACTCAATCGCCCTCGCTGCATCATCAGGCGATGAGTTTACATTCCCCACCGCCCTCGCCAGGGATTGTTGACGCTCAGAAAACAGGTCCTCAATGGTTTCGTTATACTCACTCACTTAGTCGGAACCTTGGGGCCGGATTCGGCAGTCGATTTCTTCCCTCCGTAGAGCTTGTTATACTGCTCCCTGGCGTAAATCCGCTGAACATCCGAATCCGTCGGAGTGATTCCCCGGTCGGCCCAGAAGGGATCGGACTTGATCCGGTTTGCTACCGGCTCGGGAACAGGGAGATCGAAGACCGGGGTTTTGTTCGGCCAGAGGTTCCCGAACAACGCCCCCGGCGTCGCCTGACCTTGGAGCAGCCGGGCTCCCATAAGGTTGATCTCCTCCGCATTGGGGAGCTTTTTATTATTCTTCTGGAAGTCATCCATCGCATCCTGCAAGGACCCAACGAATCGATTATACTGATCCTTATCCGCTGTTGGTGTAATCTGGGCCGCAGAGAGCATCGGCCGAAGAACCCCCAGCGCGTGGGTGACCCGCGGATCGCCCTCTGCCTTCCCCTTGATCTTGATTTGCTGATCAATCAGTTGCCCCTTCACAGTTCGGGGCAGGTCCTCATCGGAGATATTAGCCTCCAAGAACTTCAGCGGATCGCTCTGCGCTAGCCCCTTCAGTTCCATCTTCCGATCGAACCGGGCTTGATCCTCAACCACATCCCCCTTGGCATTCTTAGTCAGCCCCGCTAAGAAGGCCCTCTGCTTCCGTTCGTCTAGCCCCTCCCAGGCAGCCTTGGCCTGTGGCGAAGCGGTGAGTTCCTCCACGGTAGTGGGGAGGGTTCCGTTAGAGAATTTCCCCATGATCGCAGCGGAGAGGGTGTTGATATTTCCCTGTTCTGTCTCTCGCTTGACCGCGCGGGTTCGGGCGTAGTCAGTGGCGATCCTCTGCGCGGCGAAGTCAGGCATCAGCAGATCGCCAGGGGCAAGCTTCTCAGCCGCTTTCTTCCC